CAACACTTATGACTTTCAAGATGAATTACTCACTGACTTTAATGATTATCGTTTTAATATTATTCTAAAAGCGCGTCAGCTTGGAATATCAACGATTACTGCTGGCTATATTGTATGGATGATGTTGTTTCATCGCGATAAGGCCATTCTTGTTATGGCAACTAAGTTTGCAACCGCAGGAAACTTGGTCAAGAAAGTCAAGAACATTATGCGTAATCTTCCCGATTGGCTGAAGATAGCAACAATCACAGTGGACAACCGTACATCATTTGAGTTGTCTAACGGTTCTTCAATTAAAGCTGCATCTACTTCTGGCGATGCTGGTCGTTCTGAGGCGCTGTCACTTTTGGTGCTGGACGAGGCAGCACATATTGAAGGACTTGAAGAGTTGTGGACCGGTCTATATCCTACGCTGTCAACAGGTGGTCGGTGCATTGCACTTTCCACACCAAACGGCGTCGGAAATTGGTTTCATAAAATATGCACAGATGCTGACGCCGGCACTAACAACTTTAATTTAACAACGTTGCCGTGGGACGTGCACCCCGACCGAGACAAAGAGTGGTTTAAAAAAGAAACCAAAAACATGTCAAAGCGTCAAATTGCTCAAGAGCTTGAATGCAACTTCAACACATCAGGAGAAACAGTCGTTGATCCAGAGTGTATGGAGTGGCTGCTCAGTAATGTTGCAGAGCCAAAATATAAAACAGGCTTTGATCGTAACTTTTGGATTTGGGAAGAATATGATCCTACATGCAATTATCTAATGGTGGCTGATGTGGCACGTGGCGATGGTGCTGATTATTCTACTTTTCACATTATAAAACTTGAGACACTTGAAGTTGTAGCTGAATACCAAGGAAAACCAACGTTAGACATGTATGCTACTATGTTAGATCAAACTGGTAGAGAGTATGGTAGCTGTATGTTGGTAGTGGAAAACAACAACATAGGCTATTCTGTTTTAGGCAAACTTATCGAACAAGGCTACCCAAACGTCTATCACTCTATCAAATCCACACACGAGTATATCGAACAACATCAAGCGGAAGTCAGAACATCAGCGGTACCCGGATTCACCACCTCTATGAAAACGCGGCCCCTCATCGTGGCCAAATTGGAGGAGTTTATCAGAAACAAACTAATTACCATATATTCTTCTCGTACTATTAACGAAATGAAGACTTTTATATGGAGGAACGGTAAAGCACAAGCGATGAAAGGGTATCATGATGATTTAATTATGGCACTTGCGATTGCATGCTGGGTAAGAGACACAGCACTTCAAGCAAACGCGCGCAATTTAGATTATCAAAAAGCCTTCGCTAGCGCAATTATTACTACAAGAACTACCATGAATACAAGAATTAAAGGTCAAAAAGGCTACAAAAATGACAATACTCTTGATAAAATAACACAAGCAAAAAAGATGTACGATCAGTATAAATGGATCATTAAGTGAGAATATAAATGCCAGTTGATAAGAACCCCGCAAATAGACAATCAGAACTTTTCAAAGCTCTTACGAGATTGTTCTCCGGACCAATTATTAATTACCGGTCACAATCCGGTCGAAAGATCCGCAGACAACACCTAGATAAGTTTAGCTCAAGATTTAAGTCTGCCTCCGGACAACAGTTTAAAAAGACGCTTTACAGTCCTTTAGATATTATAGCGACAAATGCAATCGCAAACCAAAGACGTTCTGAGCGATACGTTGACTTCGACCAGATGGAGTATATGCCAGAAATTGCATCGGCTCTTGATATTTACTCTGACGAAATGACAACATATTCCGCTCTTCGTCCAATGTTAAACATCAATTGTCCAAACGAAGAAATCAAAGCAGTATTGGCAGTATTGTTTAGTAATATTCTCAACCTCGAATACAATCTATTCGGTTGGGCTCGCACTATGTGCAAGTACGGAGATTTCTTTCTTTACTTAGACATCGACGATAAGTATGGCGTGACATCTGTGCTAGCGCTTCCCGCTCAAGAGATTGAGAGACTTGAAGGTAAAGACTCAACAAATCCAAATTACCTACAATACCAGTGGAACTCAGCTGGAATGACTTTTGAGAATTGGCAGATTTGTCATTTTCGAATCTTAGGAAACGATAAGTATGCTCCGTATGGAACATCAATTTTAGAGCCCGCTCGTCGCATCTGGCGCCAGTTAGTTTTAATGGAAGACGCTATGATGGCTTACCGAGTAATTCGTTCCTCAGAACGCCGTGTATTCAAGATTGACGTCGGCGGTATTCCTCCACAAGATGTCGAGCAATACATGGAGAAAATCGTAACGAATCTCAAAAGACATCAAGTGATGGATCCAGATACTGGCCGTGTAGATTTACGTTACAACCCTATGAGCATTGAAGAAGATTACTTTATTCCTGTGCGCCCTGGTTCGACAACTGAAATCCAAAGCCTGGCCGGCGCTCAAAACATTACTGCTATTGACGATATCAAGTATCTACGAGATAAACTATTCTCCGCACTAAAAATTCCTCAGTCTTATTTGACGATGGGTGAAGGCGGTGAAGAAGATAAGACAACCCTCGCACAGAAAGACATTCGATTCGCGAGAACAATACAAAGATTACAGCGAGTCATTATCGCAGAGCTTACAAAGATTGGAATCATCCATCTTTATACTCTTGGATTTAGAGGCGATGATCTGCTGGGTTTCGAGCTATCGTTAAACAATCCCTCGAAAATCGCAGAGCTTCAAGAGTTGGAACATTGGAAGGCTAAGTTCGATATTGCCGGCGCCGCAACAGAAGGCTATTTCTCGCGTCGTTGGGTTGCTGATAACATCTTCGGAATGTCGCATGAAGAATTTATGCGCAATCAAAGAGAAATGTTTTACGACCGTAAGCATGATGCGGCACTTCAAGCAGTCGCAGAAGCTGCAGCAGCCGGCGAAGGTGGCGGCTTAGGTGGTGATCTTGGCGGCGATTTGGGTGGCGACTTGGGCGGAGATCTTGGCGGTGACCTGGGCGCCGACCTAGGTGGCGAAGAAATGCCAGCGGGTGACGCACCCGATCTTGGTGGTGATGCCGCCGGCGATGCTGGTGGTGATGCTGGCGGTGGCGATGATTCTCCATTGTTGGCGGTTCCACCGGGCTCTCGTAACGAACCGCGTCTTACACCCGGTTCAAAAGGTAAGGTTTATCACCCTGTTAGAACCGACAAACGCAAGTCTGCAGGTCCGCGCACACGCAACTTTGCTGCACATGGAAACAAAGAAAGAGGCGGCAGTTCTATGCGAAATGTATTCCCCGGTTCTGAGATCTCGACTATACCAAGTATCTCAAAAGGTATTTACGAACAGGAAGACTCTATTTACAAGTTGAAGGAATCTTCAGACGAGGCTAGATTATTTGAGTTAAACAACTCGGTGAGAGATCTCATAAAAGGTTTAGAAAGTCATTCAGAAACATTAACGGAGCAACAGAATGAAGAATAAGCATAATAAAAAGAGGAACAGCGCTTTTATTTATGAGGCCCTTGTTAGAGAGGCAACAGTATCAATATTGAAAAAGGACACTGAAAGACAACAAAAAGCAATTGGTTTGATTAAGAAGTATTTTTGTGAAGGCAGCGTGTTGAAAAGAGATCTAGATTGTTATCGTTCGCTATATAAAACTCAAAACTTAGATAGATTTACCACTGAGAAGATTATTAAAGAAGCAAAACTTACAAGAATGGTGATTAATCCTCAAGAATTATTTAATAAACAAACGGCACTAATTCATGATGTTAACAAAAAACTTTCCCCAGAGGTGTTTAACAATTATGTCCCAAATTATAAAACTTTAGCTACAATTGCTCAGATCTTTTCTCATAAAGCTTCACCTAAAAATCAAGTTATCTTAGAAAACGAAGTTGCTCAAAAAATGATGAGTGCTCAAAAGGCACAAACAGAAAACTTAACAGATATTGATAATGTGGTATATCGAACTTTTGTTCAAAAATTTAATGACAAATACAACGGAGAGCTTTTAGATGAACAGAAAGAACTCCTAACAAGATACATTGTTTCTTTTGTAGACAATGCTCTTGATTTAAAAAGTTATTTAAACGAAGAAATTGCAAGACTTAAAATTGCGTTAGAAGAAGCAAAAACAAGTCAAGAAATTAAATCAGATACAGACATGGTTTTTAAAACTGATAAGGTGCTAAACCGCTTAAATGAGTTCTCAAAACAACCATTGAGTGATAACCTGCTCCTAACTGTTATGAAAACACAGCAACTCGTAAGGGAAATTAATACTGATGGCAATCGTAGTTAAAATTGGAACAGAAGCTGAACCGCGCACGGTTCGGCTGGAGATGGATATCCGTAAAAGTCTAAGCGGAGATCTTATGATATTTGATCATGGAGATATCGATATTGTTCTTTCTACGGCTAAGAATAAAGTTACTGCTTTTCCTAAAGAGGTTATGAACGATTTAGTATACGGTGCACAAAATAGATTATTTGCACACTTGCGCAAAAAAGGTATAGTTGTTGCCGACTCGATTCAAGCCGGCTCGTTCTATGGTTCTATTGAAGCAACTTTAGAGAAGCCAATGGCAGAAGGTGTCAGCGCTCCCAAGATGGCGCTTATTAATATTTCACAATTCATTGATGAAGAACGCCCATACTTTGAATCCACTGAGGCGATTGTTTCAATGGCCGATGATGAACTTATACACCCTGATAAGGAAGACTCAACGGAATTAGGAGAAGTGCCCCAGCGCGATGAACAAGGCTCCATTCGCCCAGGTTACATCAGAGATCCCTACTCACTGAGCTATTTGTATACAATTTAGGAACCTTTGATGGAACAAATTTTTAAAAATTGGAATAGATTTATATTGTCTGAAGGGATTGAGGATTTAAAAAATAATAAAATTAAAACTTCTGACTTTATTAAGAAAGCTTCAAAAACAACAGATAAAAAAGAATTAGAGGCAGCGGGAAAAACCTTATTACAGGATCCAGATATTAAACAGGTTGTTCAACTTTTACAGAATATAGAAGAAGAATCTGAAAAAATGCAACAAGAGGGGCTTATGGACGACATATCGGACTTAGGACTCAAAGCTGGAACGGCCACCTATCAAACCGGAATCGATTTAGCCAATAACCCAGCATTTAAGACTCTTTTAAAATTTGGAGGACCAGTTATCGCACTGGGACTTTTGGCGAAAGCCATGACAACTGGGGCGACAATAGATCCTGAGTATGCAATCAGTGCAGCGAAAGTTGCAAAAGCAACTGCCCAAAAGGGTATTGAAAGTGGAGTTGAAACAGCTTTGGGTACCGTCGAACTAGTTGGCAAACGAGATATGCGGAGGCAAAAATGGAATTATTAACTTTTATATTATGTGCTTACGGGCTAACACAAATTTTGGTATACAGCGATATGCCACTGTTAAAGAAAATACGACCTTCCAAAGACTTTTTGCGAGGATACGGAAAGGTATTTCACTGCCCTATGTGCATGGGGTTTCATGTTGGGTGGATTTTAATGTTACTTTCCCCATACACAGAACTATTTAATTTTGATGTCTCTGTGTTTAATTTTTTCCTTTTAGGCGGTTTAGCATCAGGCACGTCATATATATTTAACATGATTTTTGGAGACGAAGGAGTCAAACATGAACACAGACATGTGCACAACTAAGTGGATGCTACAACCAGTGAGACGGTGCTGTAAGGGATCTTAACTATGAGTCAGAAATTATTACGAGAATATTATGAACTTTGTGAAGGTGGTGTTTGTCAAGACCTTTTAACAGAAGAAGAAAAAAGATTTGTGGCCAATGGCGGCATGATCTTGTCTGGTAAACTACAAGAAGCGGATGTTCAAAATGGAAATGGAAGAGTGTACCCTCATAAAGTTTTAATGCGCGAAATGAAAAATTACCAAAAATTGGTAAAAGAACGTAGAGCGTTGGGCGAGCTTGACCATCCCGATGATTCGGTAATCAACCTAAAGAACGCCTCACACATGGTGACTGATGTTTGGTGGGAAAACAAAAATGTGATGGGTAAAGTAAAAGTTTTAGACACACCTTCAGGGGGTATTCTTAAATCCTTGGTAGAATCAGGTGTCAAACTAGGTATTTCCTCACGAGGTATGGGCTCTGTTACCGAGTCTGCACAAGGGCATGTTGTAGTTGAAGACGATTTTCAACTTATTTGTTTTGATTTTGTGTCTGAGCCTTCGACACCTAATGCTTTTATGATGCGCGAAGCTAAAGAATTTGATACATCTCGCGTTTTTACAAAAGCTGATAGAATTAATAGACTTTTAAATGAAGTATTGAGTGACTTTGATGAAGAAGAATGATTTAAAAAAAATAATCAAACCTCTTGTAAAAGAGTGCATACATGAAGTCCTTTTAGAAGAAGGGCTTTTATCTGGAATTGTTTCAGAAGTGGCGCAAGGAATGCAGGGAGCTGTTTTAACAGAATCCGTGCGGAATCAACGAACAATGAAAGAGCCCGCTCCTTCACAAATGCGAAGAAAGACGCAAAATGCCAATAAAAAAATACAAGAACATCGTGAAAAATTAATGTCTTCAATTAATTCGGATGCCTATAATGGTGTCAATTTATTTGAAGGAACTGAAGCAATGAGTAGTTATGAGGCCGCTGAGCCAAAACCAGGCTCAGTCGATCTAGGAAGTCCCAGTGACGCAGGAGTAGACATTAGTTCTTTGATGGGCGGCGCTTCTCAAATTTGGCAGGCGATGAAGTAGGTGATTAATGTCTAGAAAAGCGAATGTAACTGTTAAGGCGTCAGAGTGTCGGGGAAATCCTGAACGAATGATAAGAAGATTTATCAAAAAAGTTAAAAAAGAAAAGATCATAGAAACCGTAAAAGACAATCGTCGATACAAAAAACCTTCTGTAGCTAAGAAAGAAAAAAGACTACGCGCAGAACGCACCAGACTTAGAGAACAGAGAAAACGCCAAAGAGCGAAAGAAAGACGTAATAGAAAAAAGTAAGGACTAATTATAGTGAACAGTATTAAATTTATAGGAGCTTTATAATGGCAACGAATTTCACCCCATCCTGGCAAGCTAAGGTTGGAATTAATCATGTCGGAGCGTACCAAGTCAGCGGACAGCCTTACGCATCAGCAGGAATTGAGTGCGACGATGCAACAGTAGTAGAATTTCCCTATGTAACTCGCTGGGTAAGAATCGTTAATCTAGACAATTCAGTTCTTAGAGTAGGGTTTTCGGAAATAGGAGTTTCGGGAAGTAATTATTTTTCAGTTCAGGCTAACGAGGAAACTCCTCCTTTAGAGTTAAAAGTTTCTCAACTGTGGCTCTATAGCCCAGGTAATGCTAATTCCGTTTGTGATGTGGTAGCAGGATTAACCAGCATCGAAGTTGACAGATGTTCAGGCAGCGCAGGACCTAGCTGGAGTGGTTCTTCTGGAGTAGGGTAAATATGTCTACTTTCGGCTGGGCTTATATTCGCTGTAGCGACACCGGCTCCTCGGAAGATATCCAAGGAAGCGCGGAACAGATTCTTTTTGTCACTGCTGACGATACTGCATCTGGTTCGAGCAATTTTGTCTTTTTAACCGCTTCTAACACTGTGGTCTTAAGCGGCTCTTTAAAGGTTGAAGGTCCAGTTACTGCTAGTGTTTTTGTGAGTGATTTATCGCTCACGGGTTCAACTTTTTTTGGTAATGACAACGCCGATGTTCATGTAAGAACCGGTAGTTTAATTATAAGTGGACCCTCTACTGCATATGCGACCCCCACACTATACGCAAGCTCCAGCTATGTTGGTATCAATACGATTACTCCTGACTATAGTTTGGCCGTCACAGGAACATTAGGAGTTTCAGGAAACTCATCTCTTCATGGCAACGTTGCTTTAGGAAATGCTGCGACAGATGTTACCACAGTGACTTCACAACTTACTGCATCTGGAGGCTTATTAGTTAGTGCGCCGTTAACAGCTTCCGCCGCAGCGCATTTTGATAGCACGCTTACTGCTCGCGGGACTGTGACTTTAGGCGATGCAGCAGCAGACGTCACAACCGCAAACTCACAAGTCACAGCTTCTGCCGGGCTTAGTGTCACAGGAGATAAGTTCAACTCAACAGTTAATGCAAGCCTATTAGCCAATACGACCCTTGGCGAGAACAACAGCGCTGCAATTACAATTGTTGGCGCCCATGTTAAATTAAGCAATGTTACGGCCAGCACAGACAATACTGTTCTTATACTCAACAGTGAAAATAAAATCGCTCATGATGAAATTGATTCTAAAGTTTGGGCTGGAAAACTTGTAGATTACACAGGTACCCCATCGGCAAATCAGCTTACTTTATGGTCTGATGAAGACACCCTTAAAGCAGATAGTGATCTTGCTTGGAACGGCACTGATACATTGACTATCGGTGGTACCTTAACATCAAGTGTAGGAGTGTCCACCGGTGCAGTTATAGCGCGAACATTATCAGCTAGTGCATTAACTGAGCTAAGTGGAACAGTGCACATGGGAACTGCATTCGCGACTAGCTTATCCGCGAGTACCTTTATTTCAGCATCCGCATTTGTTGGAGATGGAACAACATTAACCGGTATTCCTGACACATTTGGCTCGCCAAGCGCTAATCAAGTTGCAATTTGGCATAACGGTGATGCGATAAAAGGACACAATGCACTCCAAATGAATACCTCTACCGGGATATTAGCGGTCAATAGCCAAGTGTCTGCTTCCCAATTGGTTCTCGGAGGACAATTACAAGCGTCAGGTAACATTAGTATTACACAACCTACTACTACTAATGGAGGCAACAGCTATCGATTGTTCATAGGCTCAGAAACCGAAGGTGGACTGATGTCTTACCTGCGGAATGATTCAGGTCAACTGCAAACAGTGCTTCAAGGTTTTAACACCACACTGCGTTTAGAAACCGGCGCAGGTAAAAACACAGAAGTAGTATTAGGCTCTAACGCCAATCAAGAGCAGTTTCAAGTTCGAAATCAATCCGACAGCGTGATGTTCCATGTTGATGTCACAGGAAGCGTATCCGCCAGTAATCGAGTACAAGCCGGTAGCTTTACTGGATTAAACCTTTTAAATCGTTCTTACTTGCCTGTACGAACAACTCCCTATACAGCTTCTGTTAATACAGGAGGGTATATCTTGGGCGTCTCTCGTTCTGCTGGCGGTGATTTCAATATGGAAGTGAGATTACCAGAGGCTGACGACGTAAATTCAGGAGCAGTTTTTGTAATTAAAGATGAAGTATTAAACAGAACAACGACAGCAATTTATGTATCGGCCTCAGCTGGAGATACTATTGATGGCGCCGCATCATTCACTGTTACAGGTTCAATGGCTTCCATTAACCTATATAGTGATGGGGATAGCAAGTGGTTTATCTTCTAAAGGGAGGTGCGGTAAACTATGGCCTACAACGTTTTATCAGGCACCACGGTAACTCCCCAAGAATTTGTTCCCGGTGATTTAATTGTCGAAAACATCGTCTCGGGAACTTATCGAGGCGACGGCACCGATATCGAAAATGTGCCACGTGTTTTTAATGCGACTAACAATGCAATAATAACAAATGTAGGTGGTGATGCAAACGTATTAAACTGCGAGGCCAATCTTACCTTTGACGGATCGGTCCTTTCTGTTACCGGAGATATTACAGCTAGTGCTGGCATTTCTGCTTCCTATCTTGAGGGAGATGGTTCACGATTAACAGGAATTACAGCAGGCGGTGGAGGTTCTGGTGGTGGTATATTCACTCAGATTAATTCTTCGCAAGCGTTTACTACAAGCAGTTTAAATGTGGGATCGAACGCAACTCCATCCCAGACACTCTCTGTAGTTGGAACTAGCTTTTTAAGCGGAGGGGTCATCCACCGCCGCGTAGCAATCACAAGCGACACAGTAGTTTCTACATCTGACTACTATTTAGGAGTCGACACATCAGGCGGAGCAGTCAAATTAACGCTGCCCTCTGCTTCAGCCGGAACATCAGGTCAAACGTGGGTCTTTAAGGACGAGGGAGGCTCTTCAAATCAAAATAACATCACAATATCAGGATCTGGAAGTGATTTAATTGATGGGCAAACAATGGTGCTTTTACAGTCACCTTATGCATCTATTACGTTATATTGCAATGGCATAAATAAATTCTTTATTACATGATATCTGCCGCTTGGTGTTAAACTAATTATAAATGAGCGCATTGGTTTATCTATATGTGCTTGGCATAATGATGGGGATCATTGTGTCTTAACCATAACTATAAAAACTATTAATTGGAGGGTTTTAAAATATGAGTTATAAATTTTTAAGAGGTAATTTATCGGGTGCCGTTGGCAATTCTGATTTATATGTTACTGAATTAAGTGCTTCGGAGAAATTAACATTAGGTTCTGCCTACTCGTTTACTTCTGCTGGTGCTCTTACTGCTGGCGCCATCGCCGGCTCGACTGTTTCCGGTTCTGGAAACGTTTCTGTTGGTGGACAATTAACAATTAACGACTATAGCATCACTCGTGCTGGTGTTGCTACTCTTGGGGCCACATCTGTTAGCACTCTTGGTGCAAGCGGCTTAGCTAGCCTTGACGGCGGTATTAATGTTGATGACAAGTGGACTGTTTCTACTGCTGGTGCTGCTTCCGGTTCTTCTACACTTCACATCAAAGGAAATCTTCTTGCACAAGAAGGCGATTTTGCCGTAAGTGCGGGTGGTAACATTCTTTCGAATGGTACTTTAAGTGTTGATGGTTTGGCTAGCCTTGACGGTGGTATCAACGTCAATGATGCCTTTACTGTTTCTGCTGCTGGTGCAGTCGTTGCAGTGGGTGTCAGTGCTGGTGGTGCAATTTCCAATGCTACAACCATTTCTGGTTCGGGCGCCGGTTCTTTGGCCTCCCTCATTGTCGATGGCGGTGCTGGTTCGGGACAAATTGGACCATACAGCGATCCTAACTTGCTGGTGCTAGCACCAGAAGCTTTAACTGTTAACGGTGACGTTACATTAGGTGCAGATACCGGCGATGACGTGACTATTACCGGTCGCATTGCTGCAGATATCGATCCAAAAGCTGACAACACCTATGACTTAGGTGCTGATGGATTAGAATGGAAAGATCTCTATGTAGATGGAATTGGTTACATCGACGCCATTCGAGTCGCCGACGATAGTACCATTGGTCTCGATTCTGATACTGATTTGCTTACTTTGTCATCTGGAGTGTTAAAAGTTGCTGGTAACGTTTCTGCATCAGCCGCGATGGAAGTTGGAACTTCTTTGAGCCTTAAACAAGGAAGCGGAGTTAATGGTGGTGCTTCTAACTTTATCTTTGTTGGTAATACCGATGAAGCTGGTTTAGCATTGTACTTCCGTAATAACTCTTCGCAAATGCAAGGTGTTATTTCTATGGGTGGTACATCGGCCGCTAATCTTCGCTTAGAGGGTGATGCTGCTAAAGAAGTTGCTGCTGTTCTTGGTGACGCTGATGGTAATGCTAAATGGAGAGTCAAAGATTCTGCTGAAGCTGTCCTTTGGGAAGTCGACTCTGACGGCGCTCTTTCGGGCTCTGGCGCGCTTCAAGCTTCAACGCTTAAAGCTAGCAACACTGTCGCTGCTGCTCCTACACTTGCTTCCGATTCGTTAGTTTGGATCGATAGTGGTGTTCTTAAGAGTCGCACCTTTAGTGCATATGCTAGTGCTATCGCTGGTACCGGTATTACCGCAACTAACGGTGTTCTTAGTGTTGACACAACTGGTGGTGACTCTGTTAGTGTGACTGATCACGGTGATGCAAATCAGGTACTTTCTGGTGGGCTCAACTTCTGTAGCGCAGGAATCACTGCCAACCGTACTTGGACACTCCCAGCATCTCCAGAAGTTGGTGATGTTGTTTATGTCAAGGGTGGTGCTGGATTAGATGATGCTAAAATCACAATTTCTCGTGCTGGTGCACAAGTTATTGACGATAGCTTAACAAGCATTGATCTTATTTCGCCTAACGCATCAGTTGGACTTGTGTTTACATCGGCTTCTGCTGGTACTTTGGGTTGGAAGATTATTTAATCTAAGAATATTTGTTCTTTTTCCTTGGGTGCCCCTCCTTGTGGGGGGCATCCTTTTTTTTATACTATTTACTATCATGACAACTTTAGATTTACATGGATTATATCATTCGGCCGTTGAACGAAAGGTAGAGAATTTTATTTTATTAAACGACACACCTATGAGAATTATAACTGGCAATTCCCCGCGTATGCAAAAAATAGTAAAACACATTGCACACAGACATAATTTTAAATGCCACTACGAAAGTGATTATAATTTAGGAAGTTTAATAATCTTAAATAACCTACAATAATCTATTTATACTGAAAGAGGAAAAACATGGCTTATAACAAAGATGCGCATCGAGCAGATATTACGCAACAAACAATTAATGATTTGCAAAAATCAATTGACGACTTAAGAAATGAGTTGGAGGAATCTAAGAACAAAATCAGAGAGTTGTTAGCCGGCAACGGCGCACCATTAGAGAACATTCCGGCCACTAATTTAACTGGAGAACTTCCGCTTGAAGTCCTGCCTGTAAGAAATGACAGTGGGTTGTGTACTTTAGGGGGAGAACTTAGTCTAAGCCCACGTCATGTAAAAAGACTTTCAGAAAAAGGACAAACTATTTCTCAAGATGATGTTGTACTTTTATATGATTCTTCTCGCGAAGAGATTCGTCAAGTTAATTTAATGGAGTTGTATAAGCAGTTTATTCATTTGCAAATACCTCACGCCGCCGGCCATGGCGGACACATTCAAATCAAAGGCGGCGCCGATTTTACATCAACTCCTGACTTAAAATATGACGCATCGCGAAAAACATTTGTAATTAATAGTTTAACTGAGACTCAAAATCTAAAAGTAAAAGGCTCGTTTCAAACAAATATCTCTAAAATTGAAAATGATTATGTAGTTGAAGCAAGCGATCATACGTTAATTATTGATACAACTGAAAAAGATGTAACAGTGACGCTTCCTCGACCATCGTTATGTGAAGGGCGTTTAATAATTATTAAAAAAGCTAGCGATTTAAACCAGATAGCTCTTAATTGTGTCAATGCAAAAATTGACAACAAAGAGATTCAAATTCTTAAAGATGAAAATTCATATATAACAGTTCAAAGCGATTCTCATAACTGGTGGGTCGTGAATAAAGTAAGCGACACATCTGATTGGTGGATTAGTAAGAAAACTCAACCACAATAATAGTCGTTTTCGTTTTAACAGCACTATTTATTTTGAATTACTGTCATTTAGGAGCATATGAATGTCTAATCTGTTGAACGAAGCTATTGTCGATGCTAAGGCATTGCGCGAAGCAGCCTTAAGAAACGCCGAAGCTGCAGTTGTGGACAAGTATTCACAAGAAGTACAGACTACACTAGAAAAACTATTAGAGCAAGAAGAGGAGTTAGGCGCCGATCTCGGTGGAGATTTAGGATCGCCGACCGAAGAACCTCTTGATGTTGCGGGAGAGGGAGAAGAAGCTCTTGAAGACGATTTATCGGACGATGTTCCTTATTCAGCCGCGAATGATATTGGTGGCGAGGATAGCACAGGACTGCGTGACGCCCCTGTTAGTGGTGACACTGTGGAACTTACAATTGATGTTGACGCTCTCCAAGAGGCAGTTCGCGAACTTGAGCAATCCATTGAAGAAGGTGAAGAAATCAACGTCAACGAAGAAGACTTGATGGAACTAATTGCATCCGAATTAGCTGAAGCAGCAGAATTGGTCGATGCCGATACTGCCGGAGAAGCTAGCGCTGCTGAATCAGAAGCAGAAGAGGATGAATTCGAAGCCTCCGGTGAAGGCGGAGAAGGTCCGGTTTCCGAAAAGAAAGGTGACAAGGGCCCATATGCTGGCGGAGCGCGACACAAAGCCGGCGTCGACGACGATGGTGACGGTGTTCCCGATGGCGGAGACAAAGACAAAGATGATCCAGAAATCCAAGAAGAAGATATCGATTTTCTTGTAGATGAAATCGTCGAAAGATTAACAGTAGATATGGGTGCAACTTTATCAGGTTGGGCCGGACGCTCTTCCGAGAGTCAGAAGTATGAGATGGAGCGCGAAATGGCGCATCGTCGGAGCACTGATGTTGAAGAAGAGATACAGACTTTAAAGAAAGCTTATGAAGAGTTAGTTTTCGAAAATAAACAACTCAATAAGTCTCTTGAAAACCATAAGCAAGTAGTTGGTAGCTTAGAGCAAACCTTACAAGAGGTTAATCTTTCCAACGCACGCTTGCTTTACACGAACCGTGTTTTGGGAAATGCCTCCCTAAATGAGCGGCAAAAAACTAAAATTGCCGATGCTATTTCACAAGCTGGTTCTGTCACAGAAGCGAAGACAATCTATCAAACGCTTGAAAGCGCAGTGCCGGCCGCACCTAAGCGGTCTACTCAATCACTGAGCGAAGCAATTAGACGTCCTAGTACCTCTGTGATTCGTGCTTCCCGTAAGGAGAGCACTTCATCGGATCCGTTTTCGGATAGGATGAAAAAACTAGCAGGTATCGAATGATGCCAAATACAAATACAAAAAATACATATGGAGGTATATAAATTATGGCTAGTATTATTGAAAGATTGACCGAAGGCGTTGTCAATCGTGATATGAGAGCCGAGGGTCATGCCTTACTGAGTAAGTGGGAGCGCACAGGTCTTTTAGAAGGTCTTACCGATTCCCGTCAGAAGACATCGATGGCTCGTCTCTTGGAAAATCAAGCCAAGGAATTACTTCGTGAGAGCAGCACAATGGCTGGTGGTGATGTTGAGGGCTTTGCAGCCGTCGCGTTCCCCATCGTGCGCCGTGTTTTCGCAGGACTGATTGCAAACGATCTCGTTTCCGTTCAGCCCATGAGTCTGCCTAGCGGTCTCATCTTCTTCCTTGACTTTACATTCTCTTCGGAGATTGGTGAGAGCGGTACATTAAGTGAGCGTTTTGGTAACGTTTCTGGTTCGTCCATTTACGGTACTGACAAAGTTGGTAAGGGAATTGTGGATGGTGTTAACCTTGTGAGCGATAATGCGGCTGACCTTTCTGGTCCGCGCACTGTCGGCGCACGTGGTTATGCGTACGCATCTCCTACTGGCTCTGTTACGGTTGTTGATTCTTCTTATGCACTTAAGGGGCAATTTAACCTTGACGGAACTTATGAGTTGGCAGACGGCACAAGCGGTGATAAGCTGATCCAATATGATCCAGACTTGCTTGCTCTTTCCGGTAGCGGATATAAGGTAATTATCGTAGACATTGCTAAGTCTGTATTCGAGAGCATTAGTAACGTCGGTGATGCAGACTTTGACAACATGGCCGCTTTCCAGTGCAGCATTGCAAATCTTGGATTAGCGCTTTCTGGTACCCTTGCAGGTTCGGGCTCTAACGAGTACCAACTTGTACGTCGTCTCACTGACGTCGTTAGTGCTACAGAATCAGCTCAGTCGGTTGAAAGTGTTCGAGCAACAGTTGTTGCATTGTCGGCCGCTTGTGGTGTCGTTGTCGAGAAGGGTAACATGACCTGGGAAGTTCCTGTTAAGGATGACTTCGCAGCAGGTGGCGCTCTTGGCTCGGTTGTTGGTCAAACTGAGTGGGGTCTTGAAAATCAAGCACTCATTCCTGAGATCGACATTAAGGTCGACAGCATTGCTGTTACCGCACAAACCAAGAAGCTTAAGGCTAAGTGGACTCCGGAGTTAGGACAAGATCTTAACGCCTACCACAACCTTGATGCCGAGGTTGAGCTTACCAGCATTCTCTCTGAGCAAGTTGCTCTTGAGATTGACCGCGAGATCCTTGCTGACCTCGTTGTCGGTGCAACAGCCGGTACTTATTACTGGTCTCGTTCCCCCGGTCTGTTCGTGGATCGCACTAGTGGAGCCGAAATCGGCGCTTCCGCTAAGGCCCCCGACTTCACCGGTACTGTGAGCGAGTGGTATGAGACACTTGCTGAGACCATCAATGATGTGTCTGCACAAATCCACCGTAAGACTCTACGTGGTGGAGCTAATTTCATCGTCTGCGGACCTGAAATTGCTAACATCCTTGAGTTCACCGCTGGGTTCCGTGCTTCTGTCACAGCAGATGATGATCGCGGTAGCGTTGGCGCTGTCAAGGTTGGATCGCTTTCCAAGAAGTTTGATGTCATTGTTGACCCCTACTTCTTGCGTAATGTGGTTCTCGTTGGTCGTCGCGGCTCCTCTTTCCTTGAAAGCGGATATGTGTACGCACCTTACGTACCCCTGCAGACCACACCAACCATCTTTGGACCAGAGGACTTCGTGCCCCGTAAGGGCGTGATGACTCGCTATGCCAAGCAGATGGTTCGTCCAGATATGTACGGTCTTGTTATCGTGCGAGGACTCCTTGGTGAGAGCGGCGGTTGATAATAATCAACTTTAATCAATAAAACATTAAGCCCCCATCGAAAGATGGGGGCTTTTTACTATGTAAGATACTACTTAAAACTGACTAGGTAAAGTCCATAGAAAACAAGGAGAGCACATTATGGCGGTAACACCAAATTTAGCACGACTTAAAAAGTTGATGGCTGAAATTACAACAGATATAGCAATGACAGGGGCTCGGTTGAATGGGCTTGAACAACAGACAATTAGTCTGACCGGTGCAGGAGCAACAAAACAACTAGAAGCATCTGATTCTGGATGTGTGGTGTTTATGGGTGGTTCTGATCCGTCTACTTTGACCTTACCGGCCGTAGCAGATGGATTAAGATTTACTGTATATGTTACAAGTGCACAAATACACATCATTCAGGCAAAATCAAACGTGATGCAAGGCAACTATCGTCACAATTCGGCAACAACTACCATGACACGTGTTGCTATCGCTAACAAGGGCAAGCTAACGCTTCATTCTTCTGGTAGAGCAATTGGTGATCGTCTTGAGTTTTGGTGCGATGGCACTAATTGGTATGTTGATGGAATTGTCAACAATGCACTGACTCAAGGTACAGTTTAATAATCAGTGTTAAATGTTTTAACCTTAGCCCCTTTCCTTTTGGACGGGGGTTTTGTTTATGTATTCACTACTTATAATAGCGGGAGTTTATAACAATGCCAACTGACTTAAATCCAACCTCTCAAGTAAGTGCTATTGTCTTGCCTGTAACTGGCACTGTCACAAAAGTAGCTGCTGGATGCCCTTTCGGGATGTACACTTCGTCAGAAGAATTTTTAAGTGGTGCTGCAGCCCAGGTAGATTACGTCTATAAAAAGCTAGGAGGAGATGTTGTTGACATTGAATTGACGGCCAATAATGTATACGCATCTTATGAAGAAGCAGTGCTAGAATATTCGTATATTATCAATTTGCATCAAGGCAAAAATGTTCTTTCAAATGTTTTGGGCAACACTACGGGTACATTTGATCATCTCGGCGAGCTAAAATCAGGACCTGAAAATGTAAATCTTAAATATCCACGGTTTCAAATGGCGACAGCTAAAACAGTAGGAGAAGGGCTTTCTGCCGTTGGCGGCTTCGGAGGAACTATAGAGCAATACTCAGCCTCTTTCTCGCCCACAGATGATGTGCAAGATTATGACCTCCAAGCAATCGTTGTAAGCGCTTCTGATGCGGGCGAAGACGACGCCGGAGGAGCTATTGGATATGCTGGAAAAGTAGATGGCAGTAAGATTGTTGTAACAAAAGTCTATTATAAATCTCCCCGTGCTATGTGGCGTTTCTATGGCTACTATGGGGGCATTGGAGTGGTAGGAAATTATTCTACGTATGGACAGTTCGCTGACGATTCTACATTTGAAATTATCCCTACATGGCAAAATAAAATGCAAGCCATCATGTATGAAGATTCAATATACACACGCACCTCTCATTATTCATACGAGCTTATCAATAACAAATTACGAATCTACCCAATACCCAGCAACTGGGGATTCCAAGAAGACGATAGAATCTGGTTTAGATTTTACATTGAAGAGAATGCGTTCTCTGGCTCTTCAGGGTATACAGGAAGCATTGAAGGTATCAACAATATGAATACTATACCTTTTGATAACGTTCCATATATCAACATCAACGCAATTGGTAAGCAATGGATTCGCAAATACTCTTTAGCTTTGTGCAAAGAAATGCTGGGACAAATTCGAGGCAAGTTTACCACAATGCCAATTCCTGGCGAGAGTGTTACTTTAAATCATGCTGAGTTATTGTCACAAGCTAAAGAAGAGCAACAACAACTTAAAGATAAATTAGCGGAAATGTTAAAAGAGGTTGAATACTTACAACTTATCAAAGATGACAGTGAGAAAGCAGCTGCTACCGCCGAAACATTCAAATATTCACCGCTGCCAATTTTTGTGGGGTGATTATAGATGTCAGATAAATGGAAGAAACCAGAGGCCCCACCGCCACCGTTATTTTTAGGACAAAAAGAACGAAACCTAGTTAAACAAGTAAATGATGAGTTAATTGAAAAGGTTATTGGACAGCAGATCTTGTATTATCCAATTGACATGAGTTCAACTAATTTTAATGAACTTTATGGAGAAGCTATTGAAAAAACTTTTCTCCCTCCAATACGTGTATACGCCCTGGTTGAGTTTACTGAATACTCTACATCGTATCTAGAGAACATGGGAATTGATAAATCGTGGGAAATTGCTGTAAATTTTCATAGACGTCGATTAACCGAAGATCAGGATCTGTATGTGCGCGAAGGAGATTTTGTTTTATACGGAGATTTCTATTATGAGATAGTTAAACTATCTGAGCCGCGCAAATTATTTGGACAAGTAGATCACAGTTTTGAGATTACCGCCACATGTAAACGCGCAAGAAAGGGGTTGTTCGATGCTACCTGATAATTTTGATTTTGCACTTCTGCCACCTGGATTGAGTGGCAGCTATAGCTTGAAAGAAGTAGGGATGTTGGAGTCAACTATAGAAACCATCGACTCAGCTATCGTAGAATGGGTAAACACTAAATTAGATATTTCTGCAAGAACAAATGAAGGATTCAAAAAAATTCCAGTTCTATGGCAGGCGCCTGAAAGGGCCTATCAGGTTAAACATGAAAAAGCCCTCCGAGATGATGCCGGCGCATTGAAGCTCCCTTTAATCAGTGTGGAGAGGACAGCCATTGTAAAAGATCCAGCAAGAAAAGGTTCTTTTCAAGCCCACTTATTTTCTAAGCGCAAGAACGGTCGTGCTGGAAGAATGGTTATTGCTAAGCAGATAGTAAAAGATAAAACCAGGAACTTTGCGGTAGTGGATAATATGCGTCAAGGCAATGTGACTGACGGAACTAATCAGCGTTATTACCCTCGTACAAACAAAAAAGTAGTAATTAAATCTTTATCGATTCCGATTCCAGTTTATGTAAATGTAGATTATAAGATTACACTAAAGTCTGAATATCAACAGCAAATGAACACAATGATGGCGCCTCTAATCACGCGCACTGGACAGATTAATGCATTTGTGATGAGAAGAAATGGTCACATGTACGAAGGATTTATTGATCAAAATTTTAACCATTCGAACAATGTAAGTAATTTGTCAGAAGAGATGCGGATGTTTTCTACAGATATTAACATTCGTGTTTTGGGTTATTTGATCGGCGAAGGGGAGAGTGATGATCGCCCTATTGTTCGCGTGGATGAAAATACGGTCGAGATCTCTTTTCCTCAAGAATCCACAGCACCTCCGGGTGTTCCCAATATCTTTGGTGACATCCTGAAGTGAAACTTTATATTTATTGTGTGGTCAGGAGCTTTTTGAGAATAAAAATACTATTTAATTAATGATTGCAGTAGCGCATATTTCGTTAAAGAGAGGAATCTAATATGTCAATTAAAAGCTTTAAGTTTGTTTCACCAGGGGTTTTTATTAATGAGATTGACAACTCATTTATCCCAGCTTCATCTGAAGAAATCGGGCCCGTAGTTATCGGAAGATCACAACGAGGCTTGGCGATGCAGCCAGTAAAAGTGGGGTCTTACTCTGATTTTGTAGAAATGTTTGGAGATACAGTTCCTGGCGGTGGCGCGGGTAATGATGTTTATCGAGACGGAAATCTTCAGTCCCCGATGTACGGCACTTACGCCGCTAAAGCATTTTTAAATGCGAATGTTGCTCCTCTCACATACATTCGCCTTTTAGGACAGCAGTCTAACAATGCAACGGAAGCTGGCTATGCCGGCTGGCAAACCACAAGCAATATTAATGCAACTGCAGCCTCGAATGGTGGCGCTTACGGACTTTGGGTTTGGCCAAGTTCTAGCGGAAATCCTGCTGCTGACGGAGGAGTAGATCTTGGCACTGGACAATTAGCGGCTATTTGGTATTTAGATACAGCAGCAACTATTGCTCTAAGCGGCGCCCTTCTCGGTGGTTTCATATCAAGTTCTTACCCAAACCGCGACGGCTCGGACACGATGCAGACGGACGGTAACACAGCTGGTATCGGAAAAGTTATCGGAACAGACGCTAGCAATTATTTTACAGTAACAATTTCTAGTTCTTATGGGGGAGAAGAGAAGACCAAGTTCGGATTTGATGATTCTTCGGATATGTTCATCCGTCAGAGATTCAACACGAATCCTCAATTGGCTTCTTCTCGTGGAACATTTTTCGCCAGTGATGCTTATAAGCAATATTGGCTTGGAGAGACATTTGAGCAAGATCTTCGAGATGGTACAGATGCATTAGTCGGAAATGGTACTTCTAAGATTGGAGTAGCTCTTCATGGAGTTATTTTACCAATCGCATTAATAAGCGATCTCACCAAATCCCCAGCAAAAATGAATAACCAGCCTAGCCGAGAAGCAGAGACCGGCTGGTTCGTTGGACAGGATCTTGGTGTTCCTGAAGACTTCTATCCTCAAAATTCTCAAAAGCTCTTTAAGCTTAAAGGTCGCGGACATGGAGAATGGCTACAAAAGAATGCTAAAGTTTCTATTGCAAACGTACGTGCATCAACGTCTCCAAGTAGTGACTATGGAACGTTTTCAGTTATTATACGAGCTTTAAGTGATACAGATAGCAATATTTCAGTTTATGAAAGATTTGACAACCTTAATCTAAATCCAGCTTCTCCTGACTTCATTGGTCGTAGAATTGGTACTAAGTTTACACAATGGGATGATACTAGTCGCCGACTTAAAACTTACGGAGATTATCCAAATAATTCTAAATTTGTATACGTAGAGTTAAATTCAAAGGTGCAAGATGGACAAGCAAACGCCACATATCTTCCTTTTGGCTACTTCGGTCCACCTCGCTTTACAGGGCTAACGAATATTAGTGGTGGAATTGACGCAAGCAACATTCCTGATGGTGCGTTAGCTGGTCGATATGTTTATTGGGCAGCAGGCGCCTTCCCGGCAACACCCTCCAGCGCATTCAGCGGCGGACAGTTAGAAGCAGTGTTGTCGTGTTCGTACTCGGATCCCGGCTCTCGTGTTGGTTGCGGAATCACAGGATCCCTTGCATGGCCACGTACAAGATTGCGCTTGTCGGCGTCAGACGGAGGATTATCCGATCCCACAAACGCCTATTTTGGATTCCAAACAACGCGCACACGTACTTCTACTATCAATGATGCTAGCGTTGCTGATGTTCAGCGTCTCTGGTTTGCTGGTCAAACAGACGCAGCATCTACTGGTGTTGACACATATTCATATGTTTTCTCCCTGGATGATATTGTCAAAGATGCTGGTAGCGGAGTATATTACTATGAGTCTGGTTCGCGCCAATCTGAAAAATCAGTCACATCTGCATCGTACGATGATTTGTTGTCCGCTGGATATAGAAACTTTACCGCACCCTTCTGGGGTGGCGCTGATGGCTTTGATATTAAGCTGCCAGATCCTCTGTATAATGGTAGCATGGACTCTACATCCACCAACCTTAATAGTTCGCCATATTACACTTGGCGCCGCGCAATGGACACCGTAGCAGATCCAGAGTCTGTTGACATGAACTTGATGGTTGCTCCGGGTCTTACAGTTGATAATCTAACAAATCACATGATTGATGTGTGTAGTGAACGCGCCGATGCATTAGCGTTAATTGATTTGGCTAACGTTTACATCCCCCCACATGAGCAATATAAATCGTCTGTGGTCAATCGTATTGGTACAACCCCCACTGATGCTTCCAACGCATTATTAAATAGAAGAATTGATTCAAGTTATGGTGCAACCTTCTACCCATGGGTGCAAACACAAGATGCCGCAACTGGTATTCTGTTGTGGGTGCCACCTTCTGTCGCAATGGCCGGTGTTCTGGCTAGCTCTCAAGCAGCTACTGATGTGTGGTTTGCTCCGGCTGGTTTTAATCGCGGAGGTCTCTCCGATGGTGCCGCCGGAATTCCAGTCACAGCTGTGACCGAAAGGCTCACATCCAAAGATCGCGACACACTATACGAAGCGAGAATTAATCCCATTGCTTCGTTCCCTAACACGGGCATTGTGGTATTTGGACAAAAAACTCTTCAGGCAGATGCCTCGGCACTGGACAGAATCAATGTTCGCCGCCTTGTTATCTATCTTAAGAAGCAGATTTCTATCCTTTCTACGGAAGTATTGTTTGAGCAAAATGTTCAAGCAACGTGGAATCGATTTAAATCTCTCATTGAGCCTCTTTTGGCCAATGTAAAAGTTAATTTTGGTATTACAGAGTATAAATTGATTCTTGATGAGACCACCACCACGGACGATCTCATCGATCAAAATATTCTTTATGCAAAGATTATGGTGAAACCTGCACGCGCGATTGAGTACATTGCTATTGACTTTGTTATTAGTTCGACAGGTGCATCCTTTGATGATTAAAAGTCATACCGGAGGGGGTTTTTTCCCCTTCCTCACTAATTAAATTATAAGGCTTTATAGGAGTAACAAATTATGGCATTTTGGGCAGAAAACTTTGGTGAGAATTCAGCCATTAACGATCCAAAGAGAAAATTTAGATTTACGGTTGAGTTCCAAGGAGTGCAATCTTCACAAGGTGGCGCCTTGTTGTGGTACGCAAAGACTGTTAATAAGCCGTCTTTCCAGATCGCTGAAGCTGAGCACAAATACTTGAACCATACGTTCTATTATCCTGGATCCGTTACATGGCAAGATATTAGTTTGACCCTTGTTGATCCTGTGAGCCCAGATATGGCTGCAACTCTGTCAGATATTGTGGTATTATCAGGATATTCACCTCCTACTACTGCAAACTCTCTAGGTTCTATGTCTAAAGCTAAATCCGCTGGAGCGCTCGGTTCCGTAATTATTACTCAGATTGACTCCGAAGGCGAGCCTTTGGAAACTTGGACTCTGTGGAATGCTTGGATTAAAGAAGTAAAATATGGCGATTTGGAGTATGGTGGTGATGACTTGACTGAGATGACTGTTACCCTTAAGTATGATTGGGCTCGCGTTGAAACTACAAACCCATCTATTGCTGTTGGCGGTGGCGGTGGTCAAGAATTCTTTACCGTTTAAAAATAAATTATATAACATAGAGGTGTATATTGTCACGAAATAAAGATCGTTTGGGCATGGGACAGTCACGGCCGGATGCGGCTACCGACGCTCCCCCCACGGTGTTGCAAAACGATAATCCTGGGTTCGCATTTGTGGTGCCAACTGAGTTTGTAGCGCTACCGTCAGAAGGGAGATATTACCCACCGCAGCATCCGCTTCACGGAGAAACAACCATTGAGATTAGACAGATGACAGCCAAAGAAGAGGATATGTTAACGTCTAAAACTTTACTGAAAAAAGGAGTTGCTCTAGACAGAGTGATACAAAGCTTGATTGTTGAACGAACAATTAATGCTGAATCTCTTTTGGTAGGAGATCGCAATGCCATAATTATTGCTATGCGCGTAAGTGGATATGGGAGGGAATATCAAACTAGTATTACTTGCCCTCATTGTGGAGCAACCCAGCAAAATGCGTATGATTTAAATGACGCCACTGTGTACACTGGTGAAGTTCCACTTGATATGGAGATACAAGATAATCAAAATGGCACTTTTGATGTGGTTTTGCCACGTTCTGGGGCGACCGTAACAATGCGCCTCCTAACAGGACATGACGAAAACCGCATCAGCAAGTCATCTAATAATCGCAAGAAAGCCAAACAAGAACTTTATGAACAAGCAGTTACAACACAGCTATCTCATTTGGTATTGGCAGTAAATGGAGACGACAGTGTTAGTGCCAGACGTTATTTGGTAGAAAATATTCCTTCTTTAGATTCCCGCTATTTGCGTAACGCATATCGGGTAGTTGCGCCAAACGTAGAATTGAATTATGATTTTCAATGCGACGAATGTGGACATGAGCAACTACTGGAGGTGCCGCTTTCAGCGAACTTTTTTTGGCCTGACAGCTGAATATATAGAAAATGTGTATGAACAATTCTTTTTCTTAAAATATTCTGGAGGGTGGTCTTTCTCGGAAGCATACAATCTGCCCATAGGGCTTCGAAAATGGTTTGTAGAAAGATTAGTTAAACAGATTGAAATGGAAAACGAGGCTGTAAACCAAGCATCTAGTGGTAAAGGGCGCTCTCAAACTTTAAGTGTCCATAACCAGCCGGCTGTTCCTTCTCACTTAAAGGACAAACTCTAAATGTTTGTCTTTTTTTGTTTAAACTATTTATAATGTGAAGAAGGAAATAATTCTACGATGGCCGAAAGATTAGACGACATAGAAGCCAAATTAGCAGCTTTAAAAAAAATTGAATATCAACTAGAGACGCATAAGAAGCTTGGCAAAGAGATGCAAAAGGAAGCTGAGCGTCTGGTGGACGCTTATGGTTCTCTAGAAGATGCTGCAAGAGAGTTGGCCATCAGAAAAGAGGCTATCCTTAAAGCGATTGTTAAATCTGCTGAAGCAGAAGAAAAAAGTTTACTTGCCATAAAAGAAAATGTTGCAAAATTAGAGAAAATGCAAGAGCTTTTAGAGAGTGGCAAAAAAACAATACAAGGGCGCGTCGAGGCTTTAGAAAACGAATTAGAATTAGAAAAAGCCAGACTAGAAGCCAAAATAGCAGCGGGAGAACTGACGGGCGAAGACCTCAAAAAAGCCAAAGAGGCCATACGGATACTACAACGTAGACTTAATGCTTCAAAAAACTTGCTTAAAGCAACCGGCGAATTTGTTCTAAAGCTGGGAACCGCAGAGGGCCGCATGGAAGCTCTTAATGACCTCGGAGATAGCCTGGCACAGAAGCTAGGTAAAGCTGTTGATTCGATGGCTAGTAAGCTTCAGAGCTTCGTCATCGGTGGTATTAAAGACCTAGTTTTCCAATTTAATACAGCGTATAAAGCTTTCGAGCGCACTACGGGTGGTAATGTTGAATTTACCGAAAGCATGATGCAAAGTTTCGATACTCTAAAACAATACGGCGTAAGTATGGACGAAGCAAAGGAAGCTCATTTGGCTCTTTATAGAACAGTAACTGATTTTACGTTAGCCGAAGAAGGACAGAGACAGCAACTTGGAGATACTATTAGTACCCTGCAAGAATACGGAATGTCAGTGGAGGATCTTGCGCAAGGTGTACAAAATTCAATGAAGCTTTTTGGACAATCTATGGAGGATTCCGGTGAGATAGCCCAAGATTTATTAACACTATCACAAGAGTTAGGGGTCATACCGGCAGATATGGCTGCTGCATATGCCTCAATGGGTAGCAGCTTAGCAAAATTTGGAAACGATGGAGTTCAAACTTTTAAAGAACTAGCTCGTGTGCAGAAATTGACTGGCATGGAGATGGAAAAAGTTTTACGTATTACGGAAAAGTTTGATACTTTTGAAGGCGCTGCAGAGGCTGCTGGTTCTCTTAACGCTGCGTTGGGACAGAATGCTGTTAATGCAATGGACCTGCTGATGGAGACTGATCCAGTAGCCCGCTTTGGAATGATCCGAGATTCTATCCTAGACACTGGACTTTCGTTTGAGAGCATGTCTTATTTCCAGAAACAATATTTTGCACAAGCTGCTGGCTTAGATAATGTAAATGATCTAGCGCTAATGCTCTCGGGTCGCATGGACTTAATGGCTGGGGCCACTCAAATGTCAACTGAAGAACTCATCGCACAGGCAGAAGCAGCTAAAGATTTGCAAAATTTTCAAGAACAAATGGCAGCTATTTTAGCAGAAAACGCGCCGCTTTTTGAATCAATAGCTCGCTCTGCAGTAGAGTTTATTAGAAAGCTGTCGGAGATGGAACACTTGCTTCCTAAAATTATTGGACTTCTGGTCCTATTAAAATCTGCCAGTATACTCATGCAGTTCTCAATGCAGGCTGCTGCAGCGGGATCAAGTAGTCTGGCTTGGAAAACGGGACTTTTAGCGTTGGCACTCACCGCGCTAGCGTTTTTGCTTTTCCAGCAACAATTTGCCTCCAACTTTTTAGAAGGGCTTCTTAAGTTTTCTGCAGCCATAGGAACTCTTGCACTATCCGCGCGTCTAGCTAGTCCTGTGATTAGGCAATTAGGCGCCTCAGCGGGAGCCGCATCAGTTGGGTTGATACCCTTTGGTGCGGGTATTGCCCTTATCGTTGGCAGTGTAGCAGCGCTGTATGCAGGTATGGGGCAGCTTATAACTGCTTTTGCTGGATTGTTTGAAGTTGCTCCCGTCGAAACAATGTTTAAATGGGTGGGCGCCCTGGTGTTGTTAGGGCCTGCAGGTGTCTTTGCTGGTGTTGGATTAGCTGCTATGGGCGTGGGCTTGACGTTGCTCGGCGTTGGGTTGTTTCTTGTAAGTGCTCGAAAGTTAGAGTCTATTGGGCAAATTATGATGGGTCTCGGAAAGGCTGCTGAATTCGGAGCAGATTGGAATTCTATTTCGGGAGGTATAAGGTCTATAGCTAGCGCAGCAGATGACATGAGCGCTAGTTCATTAGATAGTCTGATAGAATTAGTAGAAATGTCGACACAATTTAATGCGTTTGCAAATTCTGTCAACTCTACGGCAACCGCATTTGAACGCCTAGGGTCAGCGATGAATTCTATTTCGGGCGCCCAAGCACAGCAAGTTTCACAAGCAATGCGGGATTCAGTGGAGGCTATTAACGATGTACCAGTGGTTAAAACCATGATCATTTCAGCCGGCTTCGGCGCCATGTCCCTAGCAGCTGCCGCATTAGGACCTCTGGTTCGTGCACTTGGTGGAGCTAAACAACAGCGAGTCAGTCCGTTTGAGCCTGCAGGTTCCCAAGTGAGTAATTCGTCTGAAAGTGGGCCGGTCGAATTGTACGTACAATTAGATGCAGCACAAACACAGTCCTTCTTAGAGGGACAAATAACACAGATCCAAGGACGGCGAGATCGCTCTGCAGTTTTTGGAGATGCTTAATATATAGTAACAAGGAGATAAGATTTTGAGCGAAAGCGATTCTAACAGTGGTGACTCAGCCTATCGTAAATTTGGTAATTATTTCAATGCTGAAAGGATTGGAAGTCCGCGTACTACTCGCGTACGCGAAAACGTAGGATTTGTGGATGAAGAGGGAAACACAGCTTCAGAAGGCACTCCTTCGTCACGAAGAACATCTGGCGCCAATATCGGAACCCGTGCTTATATTGATGGTTCTGATTATCTAGCAAATCAATACAAACAGGTTATAAGTTTTTTCCATATTCCTTCGCAGCTAGCTGTCTATTTTAAGGCTTTTCTTACTGCCTATAATGAGACTTATAGTCCGGAGTGGACAGAAGAGAGCGTATACGGACGTGCCGATCCTATTTACATGTTTAAACAAACAACACGGAATATAACGGTAGGCATTAAAATACCCGCTGCAACTACAGGTGAGGCAGCAGAAAACCTAGAACGCCTACAAAGACTAATTCAGTTTTTGTACCCAGCATATAAAGATGTAGCCTCGGGAACGACTATTTCCCAATCTCCTCTTATACGTTTAAAGTTTCAAAACATGATTTCAAAATACACTACATCCGATGCCGGCACTGCAACTGAATTTGGAATACCCACAAATACAAACCAGGCTGTTGATGGTTTGTTGGGGGTAGTAAAAAATCTTACCGTAAATTACAATATGGAAGGAGATGTGGGAGTCTTTCAGATGAACGGAACAATTCTTCCTAAATTAATTGAATTAAATTTTGATTTTTCCGTTGTACACGAGCACTCAATTGGCTGGCAAAAAAACGGCGACAACATGAAGTTCGCAGCGCCTAAATTTCCTTATGGCATGAACACAAGTATCACTACTGAAACTACAAGAGAAGCTATGCAAAGTACAAATACAGCACCTACAGCAGTTACACGAGAACAACTAAGGGCTGATCGAGAAAGACAAAGCGGATTAGACGCGTCAGAAGCAGCAGAAGCTAATCAAGCTGGTAGAAATATGGGAATGTTTGGAGCCCTTCGCAATCCAGATTCTATGGCTCGACGTGGAATTTCAGCTACAGGAAAGGGTGTAGTCGCCACTGGGAGAGCTATCGGTCAGGGCGGTGAATGGGTATGGGATAATGCAATTGTTCCTGGCAGTCAGTACGTTGCACAAGGTGCTGTTAATGCTTGGGAGGCCGGCGGAGATGCTTTCGAAACGGCCGGATTGTATGCTGAATACGCACACATGTTTATGGACTATTATGTCTATAGCCCTACCGGCGAGTATTTAAGCGGGCTCCCAGAGGCATTCGACAATGCCGATATCAGCGATGTGCCTGACGATATTGATTTTTAAATTTACAGGAGATAACTATTAAATGTCTAGTAGATATGATATAATTTACACATCTTTTTTAAATCGTAACCCTTACTATAAGTTTTTAATGGAAAAACGAGGAGTAAAAGCGATAGAACAATATCCAACACCAGTGATTCGAAACCCCACAGCAGCGGAACGCTCTATGCTAAACGTAACACAGCACATTTGGAGTTACGGAGATCGATATTATAAGTTAGCAGATCAATATTATAACGATCCTAAGCTTTGGTGGGTCATTGCATGGTACAATGGATATCCAACAGAGGTTCAAGTGTTCCCTGGCGATGTTATTACTGTTCCTACTAATATAGAGGCGGTTATGACACTTTTAGGGGTTTATTAATATGGGTGATGAACGCAGCGATTCGCAAGTTCTTCGCGATATTGGAACCGAACTAAGATCTCAAGGCGTCGACGCTAACGTTATTGGGCAGATTCTGGCCGTTGAGGCTTCTATCATGGAGCAGGCCAATCGTACTGAAGCAGATATTCGAGGCTGTGCGCAAGATGCTATGTCTGCGCAAAATTCCGTGAGAAACTTTAGGGAAACTATATTGAATTGGTCAATGACATCCTATGTGCCCACTTTAATAGCCAATCCAGACTTTAGTAGGATGAGGGCGATGCAGGATTGGACGGCAGGAGTTCAAAATATTTCTTTCGGATTACGCGCACAAGACAACAGTGAATGGTTTGAGCACAATGATATAGAACAATATAGAACTCAAGCAAGAGCAGAAGAACAAGGTTTAACCGCACGCTCAGACACATACCAAATGCAAACGCGACTCATGGGCGGCGCCCGAATGCTAGCATTATCAACGCCGCGCACCCTCTCCGCACTGCAGCGGAACGGGGTTATATCTGGCGAATCGCTCACTTCGAATCGCCTCAACGCCAATGTGTCTATCCAATTAGAGGGCACCGTTGATGAATTTTTAGGGTACATGCATGAGATGATTCTGAATCGCATGGGACAAGCACGTCCTGAACGATGGGCTCGTACGAGCCCCCAAGCCGGCTCACATGACACGCAGACCCCCATGGCTTACGGACTAGCAACAACTGTTGGCGGTCAACTGATGACTTCCGAAAACGGTTGGGCCCAAGGAGTTAATAACCCTGACGGGTTTCAAAGTCCAAATAGATATATCCCCAACAATTCATCTCAAGAAGTGATTCGCGATACGATATCTGAGGACGTTCGTGGCAACTATTCTTTCAACGCGTTGCCTAGAGGATCTAATGTTTCTAGGGCCGGCGGTGGTGGTTTTCATAATAGCGTCTTTGCCTCTTCTCACCCAACCCGCGATGCCGTCGCTCGAAGCGAGGGAGGTCACGCAGTCTATTATGTACATGACCTCCCAGGATTTGGTCTTGGTCCCGGTGGTGTACCATCAGCCTATAACCGAGTACTCGGCGGCGGCGAGGTCGGCGGTGACTACGCCATAGTCTACCGCACTAATCCGTACGCCAACTGGACAGAGTTTGAGGGGGGTACTTCAGGGTTTCTGCCAGATGCCGATGGAAACGTTTTGACTCTAGGTAGCATCGGAGAATTCACTGGGATAGTTAATCCGAATTCGATAGGCATCGGTCGACAATATACAACATTTCGAGGAAACACCCAAGAATCCAACCAAGAGTGGAACACTTGGTGGGGCACCACCGATTCCGGCGGGTTAGCAACTTGGACCGACGAACTCCAGGAAGCAAAGAATCAATATAGAGTTTGGAACCCATATACAGGAACTATCACCACCCAGGCGCGATATCTTTCAGACAACGGCTATGGTTATTTGACTCGCGAAGGTGGCGAAATTCTTCGCGCATTTGTTCTACATCTGATTATGATGGATGGGGCTGTTATGGGACACTTGGTGCCGGGGGGCGTACAGGGAGATTATGATATCGCCGGCGCCATGTATCAAACATCAGGGGAACGAGGTGTGGAAGGTGGACTTACTCGCGACGAACTTTATGCTTTGGCAAGTAAGTTAGCCATTCCTACTAGCGCGGATTTAGGAGAAACGGGTAACTACGATTTTTTAAACGGCAACCGAGGGGGGTCAACACCGTTTGGTCAACTCATTGGCAGTCATGACTCTACCGACTGGTATGAGGCCAATCGGATTGCGCATGATACCGCTCGAACCACCACGTCGCGCGATGGTGCCACATCGCAGACATTGGATCCATTAAATGGTTTTAATGCTGTAGGGGATGCGAATCGCTCCTTTGATGATCTAACTGTAACAGACGTTAATTTATTGTGGGATGAAATTGTAGCTTATTTCGATTATTATGCAGACACACTAGAAGAAGCTAACGAAACCGGAACTGGCACTGCCAGCCGCGCTGCTGGACCTTTCAATAATCCACAGTCAGATGGAAAGATAGCTTTTTGGACTCCAGAAGATTTTGCACAGATCAACAGCGCAGACGCGGGAACATCTTTGACGGTCCTAGTTACAAAAGCAAAAAGAAGCATGGCTGATGCTGCACGCATGTATTTGGGATGTATGATCTTATTACAGAAAGTGTGGCCACAACTTACTACGACCGGCCCAAACGGAATTGAATCTGTAAACTATAATCTTCGTGGAAGTAGATTGGAAACCGTCGCAGATGGCGCCACTGCCCCTTCAAATTATGGATATTACTACAATCAGCCAAATCTTCAGATTCGAGTACCAGATAATTTAACACCCGAGTCATATAGAGATGTTATGACTGCTCCGGTTTATGGAGGAGGTGCTAACGTTACATGGTCCGAAGTTGAATTCGAACACAGCCCTAATAACACTAGTGGCTATACTTACAATCCCGAAAGACCTAAAGGCGTCATGTGGCATATGTGGGGGAGCGATGCATATATCGGCACGAACACCATTAGAAGCGATGATGGCTCTCTCAGTTGGCATGAAGATTACAATTCAGAATCAGAATGGGTCGCGAGTGGTGAGACATCTCCTGCTCTTGCAAACATAAGATCAACATTTACAGATGGAAACAAACAAGTTGTTGAAAACATGATGTCTGCATTAGATCTTTGGCTGAGATCTCTTAAATGCATTATCGATTCCGCTGCAAATTTTGATGACTTTGTTGAGGCCCAAACCGACACTCTGTCGGATGCTGCTGAGGAACATAGGCCCGGCTCTCATTGGTATGATCGATTGGTTCCTGATTTCATTAACAGCGACTTTGGAAAATATGGTGACGCAGCTAACTTTAATGCCCTGCGTGCGGAAGCGAATCGTTTGGGAAGCATGACACTTGGCGGCTTCTTGGAGTCTAACGTCGAGCGCCTTATTTTTAAAGAGCAGTGCTTTTTGTTGTCTTATATTGTACAAGCTTGTGAATATAGGAATTACCGACTGGGTGTTAGCCCTAAAAAGCTTCCTTACATCACTGGTGCAGCTTATGACGAGAATGGCAAACAAGCATGCATTCAAGTAAAGGGCGACGGATATGGATTTATGAATCGACTGACACAACCCGGCACTTCTTTCGACGATTGGAATCTCGAAGGCAGCGAATTTGCTCAGGCCGGCATGGTCCCCTGGCGCGGTGGAGACATCGGTGGATTAAGCCATCAATTCATTGACACATTTAGTGATTCGCAAACTGGACCAGCTAACTTATTAAACGAAATGCCACACTCAGAACTGGCTAATTTACAGCCAATGATTAGGCTATTTAAAATTTACAGTAACGAAGCCACAGGCGAGCCAGCCCAACAAGAATATCATTTTGAGTCTAATTTTGCCTCAATGGGCTCAAGAGACAGTGGGCGAACTGCCCAGGCGTTATTGAGTGATCGTAGTTCAAGAGGAAGTGGCGTAGGGATAAAAGATTTTAGTTTTACTTACGATGGAAGCAATCCTTTCGCGGTCAAAAAAAGCATTAAAGGTTCTTTAACAGTCTTTGCAAACAGTTTTGAAGAATTGTTGCAAAGTCGTAATGGAGAGAATATCAATTATCAATTCATTGAACTAGCTTTAAAAACAGCCAGTTCCTCAGATACGGTAGACATTCGAGAGTGTCGCGCTGGAAATGCAAGTCGATTCCGCACAGCGGAACAAAATGCAAATCTAGAGAAATTAAACTTTAGATTGAAGGCAGTAGTAGGTTGGGCCCGCCCTGAGACTTTAACTCGGAATTATGGATCTAACTCCGACAGTGTGCTGCGTGCTATTTATGATTCTTATGTTACACTAGAGCTTACTCCCACGGTGCACGATTTTGCATTTGACGAACAAGGGCGAGTTACCTTTAAAATTAAATATCTAGCTTATATTGAAGATATATATGATCAAAATATGTTTAATATATTTGCTAACGCCCCAAGTACCACCGGTGAACGTAGAATAACTACAAAATCTATTGAGCGAGAATTGCATATGGACTTTTTTACTAAAAAGTGCAGCACTACAGAGCTTAACAACATACGCGAGAATTACGCTAAAACAGTAGATCAAGAGAAGCGATTAGCAATCGGACATCTTTTGGCCGGTATGATGACTAGTGGCAAGATGTATTATGTTAATTTGCCGTATGATGACATTAAGTCATTTATTCGCCTAGGACCTTTTTATAATCGCACATCGCAAAATGCAGCGGGAGACGATGGGAACTTTGGCACCGGTGACGACTTCTTCCGCTCTATTTCTGGTGATGGAGGAATCCATCAACAATTAATTAGCAACATAACCGAAGCTACAACGACCGCCACTAATAGGGCATTTAATGAGGCAGCCGACGCAGAAGCCGGCGGACCATCAGGCACACAGATTAAAAACAACTGGAGGGCCTCCCTATTTGCGGGCGCAGATCCAGAAAACCAAACATTGTCTTATTTTTATGCCGGTGACTTAATCGATTATATACTTGAAAACATTCAATCAGAGCTATCGCGCCTGCCTAACGAAGTAGATTCAATCGGCTTGCCTGAAAGCGCCGGCGCCGAATTGCGAGATTCGTTTGTTTGTAAAAAGAAAACCCGTGTGCACACCATAAGGCGCCTTCAGAAAACACTTAAAAAGTTAAGAGTTGTATTGGGTCCTTTAGAAGTGGTAAATCAAGGAGATATTTCTGAAGTATACACGGCAAGCTTGGGAGATGTTCCTATTTCTACCAAATATTTTATAGAATGGTTAACTGAAAAAATGCTCTCCAAGGAAGAAAGTGTTTATCCTTTGACACGCTTTATGAACGATTTCTATAATGAAATTGTTCGCGCCTTCCTCAACAATGACTCATGCTTTGGTTGGAATATTAGCCAGCGCGTACGCGTTCAACAAGCCAGTATCACAGGCTATCAACAAATAGACGCCCGTCGACCAAATATCGACTCTCTGAGTCAGGCAGCTTTGGCGGACCGAAGACGCGTAGCCAACTTGACATTAAGCAATCGACCTCGGAGTGGTCGACCAGTGATAGCTTTAAATCCCGGAGGAGATCTATCTCCTATTAGTAACTTGTCGCCTACTGACTCATATCAATATCTTGTTTATTTTTGCGGAAGGGTTAATCCATCTAACTTGATGGTCGGTAATCGTCGGTATGATGAGAAAGTTGGAATTCCTCATTTCCTCTTAGGTGCCCCAAGAGGGTTAGTTAAGACAATAGAACTACAAAAGACAGAGACACCAGGACTCGCAGAAGTAAGGTTCGAGCAAGACGGGTACGATGGATTACGTCAACTACGCGTAGTTTATGACGCTTATGTAACTTTGTACGCATCAGTAAAAATTTATCCTGGTACTTATATTTATATTGATCCCGGAGGTTATTCACCGGGCTCTTTTGAGCGCGCCGGCGGAAATATTGGCGACAGCCCCTATAATCTAACTCAGTATGGAATTGGAGGGTACTACATGGTGATTAAGTCTGAAAACAATTTTGCAGCAGGCATTGCCGAAACTAAAATAACTGCAAAATGGGTGCACCAAATTGAATCAGAAGCAGCTAGAGGGGCCGAAACTTTACATCCTACATCTACAGATGCTAGTGCAGTAAGAAAGTGCTCTACTTCGCTTGCTAATGACTCAGATCCTTTTGACCCAAACGACTGGAGCGATAACTAATGTCCAATACTTTATATCCTGATCCCAACTTATTTACAGAATATTGTGATGGTCAGGAAAAAAACAAGGCTTTTGAGCTTTTTGCTAAAAAAGTCACATATCGACAAACAATTTTACAAACTGCTACTCGGCAAGGGATTAACAATATTGTTGATTTCAATAATGGATTCGAAAAGATTTTATATGGACGAGTTAATGAGAGGTATATGCCTGTCGCCATTTCTAATAAAGAAGAATACTTGTCGTATATTCCAAATGAATTTCTCGCAGACCATCGTGCTACTTTAAAAGCGCCTGTGTTTATGATGCCCATGTTCAGACATCTGCAAAATACAATAAAAGCCAGAGTAGCTCAAGGTACTATCGACGGCACTCATAAGTACCTTTCAGACTTGCGCATCCATAAGGCATATATAGATCCTCATGTAGCTTACCGGCAGTATCTTGATATTCTAGAAATAGCATTAAAAAGAAATGTGGAAGCTTTTGTGGCAGGAGGTAACTCGGGAATCACTGATTGCGCTACCTTCATACAGTTTCTTTATGATACTGTGGGTGCAATTTCTAATGTTTATCCCTTGACGTTTAGTGCTTTTATGAAATCGAGATTTTGTCCTGTAAACTGTAGCGGGCTTGCTTTAGAGATTGCGGATTTAAAGGCTGGTAATGACCAAAAAACATTAGATGAACTTGTTAATAGCCCCAATTGGAATTTTTTTGTAAAGGCTGCTAATTCAAGCGGATTTATGATAGATGCCAATGCGCCATGGCGACTGATAGCGGATGTGGCCCCAGAAGCAGTAAAGCTATTAACAAGTCGATTTTACGGAGTGTCGCAACCCAAAATATTATTTAAAAAAATGTATAGCCTTTGTGGCTATTCGGATATAAGCACATTTGTAGACGTTCTATATCGCATGTATAACGCCATTGCTGTCTCGTATATGGAGAGCACTTTAAATTGTAACGATACGTTGGCAAATCATAGATTTGTAGAACCTGAGAAATACACTTTAGAGCAATTTAAAGAAGTACTCCCTTCTAATGATTTATTGCGAGTATATTTTGAAATAAGATTTTTAGAAGAAGAGTCTCACTTTACGCCCCAACAACGTCAACAAATTATAAAAGATTCTATAGATTTAGTATTTACTCCGCCTGTGTCAAATGTCACAAGAGCGATTTATTATTTTGAAGTTATTCTTAATAAACCATTTGACTATGTGGGCTCTTCGAGTTATACTTTTAATTCAAGAAAAGAACTGGACACGAATCTTGCTAAAATGCCTACGCTACAAGAAATATATAAAGAGTCTAATTTGGGAAATCGGGGGGCCATGTTTCGCGGCGGACTATATGGACAAGCAACTGATCCCGAATTCTCAGAACCGGGGCCCCAAAATCGCGAGATACAAGATGATTCAACGCCATCTTAAACTAAACATACAAGCAAATACAATACGGTGATGTTTTGAACTTTCAAACAATTGATGATAAAAAACAATGTATCGGTGTTTATGCAAATGGGACACTGCACTATGATAACTTTCCTAAAGATCTAACCGGCACATGGAAATATAGTGCAGCTATTCCAAATACAGATATAGAGTATGCGTCACTTTATTGTGAGGGGAGAACATTAGAACAGGTGTGTCCGATAGAGCTGCAAGATGATTTAAAAGCAGTTTCTAAAAAATTAAATGCTTATCTTAAATCTTTTAAAATCGCCAAGCTTAATATGCGAGAGCATTGCATTTTTGATTTGGTTCCAGAAGACTTTCTAAAACAATATTGCGAAATTAAAAATCAAATCACTGAACACGTTCTAAACAACTATGATGCTCCGTCAAATTATAAATTTTTGTGTGATGTGGAAAAATTGTTGTACAAGATTAGATACCAAGAATTAAATCTCAACAATGAAGGGTGTAGGGAATTACACCTCTTGTCACGAAATAGACAAAAGGCCAAAGAACTACTAGAAAACTACAGATACATTGACTACAACTTATTTGGCACAGTTACTGGGCGTCTAACTACCAATCCTGGCTCTTTCCCTATCCTTACTGTGCGCAAAGATTTTCGAAAATTGCTTAAGCCACAAAATGATTGGCTTCTTTCATTAGATTATAATGGCGCGGAGATACGAACGTTTCTTGCACTATCTGATTTGGAACAACCAACAGAAGATATTCACGAATGGAATATGAAAAACATTTATCACGATAGTGCAGAAACAAACACGAGAGAAGAAGCAAAGGTTAGATTTTTTGCGTGGCTCTATGACGATTCGTCAGACGATCACAGCGCTGCTACATATTATAATAAGGAAAAGCTTATAGACAATTATTATGATGGACAAAGGGTGGCAACTCCTATGCACCGACATATAAAAGTAGAAAAGAGAAAGGCGTTAAACTATTTAATCCAGAGCGTCACTTCCGATCTTGTTCTTGATCGGGCCGTTGCTCTCGATCAATTTTTGGAAGGACGTAAATCTTTTATTTCTCATGTAGTTCATGACGAGGTGGTTATTGATCTGCATGAAGATGACAAAGAAATTGTGCCAAAGATAAAAGAAATATTTGCCAAAAATAAATTGGCGTGTTATAATGTTAATCTAAATGCGGGCAAAAACTATCTTGACCTAAAAGAATTGAAGCTATGATTTCTGTTATTGGTATTGGAAACGCTGCGGCATCCATCGCGGGTGAATTCGCAGCAACTAAAAATTATCAGGTGTACAAACTCGGAAGCGAGATAGAGAAAACTGTGCTTTCTAAGCGAGAGTATAAATTAAAAAGTTTCTCAACACCAGAAGAGTATGAACAGAACATCCCTGATCTTACTAAATTTTTTAAAGATGTTAATGACAGAGTTCAAGTATTCGTTGTCGGGTCTTCGTATAGCTCAAACTATTGTCTAGGTATTTTGCAACAATTGAAAGATAAGGAAATAGATTTGTTTTATGTCAAGCCGGACATAGACTTACTAACTGGTGTTCCTCAGCTAATGGAGAAAGTGGTGTTCAGCGTTATGCAGGAATACGCGCGCTCTGGTTTGCTGAAAAGCATCACATTGTTATCTAATCAGGAACTAGAAAAAATTGTTGGCGATGTGCCAATCAAAACTTACTATGAGGTACTTAACAAAACTATTTTTTCGATGGTTCATTACTTAAACTTTTTTGAATTTGGCGAACCAGAAATCGGCCAAGTTACACAACCATCTGAAATTAATAGGATTAGATCAGTCGCGAGATTAAATATGAAAAATCTTGAAGAAAAATGGTTTTTCGACCTTGACACACCCCGCGAACTGTGTTATTATTTATGTATAAATCAAGAAACATTAGAGTCTGACGGCTCTATGCATCGGCGGATTGTAGAAATGTTAAAGAACAAGCCTAGGAATAGCTATCGTAATATTTCGTATGCAATCTACGAAACTGAATTTGAAGATTTTGGGTTTTGCGTTGCCCATACTAACGTAATACAATCACAAAAAACTCTTGACTCTTTAGAGACAGAGTGATATACTTTATTCACAAAAGGAGAAATTGAATAATGTCAATCGATATGGAGCTTATGCGCCGCAAGCTCGCAAGTTTGCGCGGCGAAAACAAAGGTGACTCAACTTCGGTCTGGTTCAAGCCAGATGAGGGAGACACCGACATTCGGATCATTCCAACGAACGATGGAGATCCACTAAAGGAAATGTTCTTCCACTATAATGTGGGCGATCACAAAGGCGGCATTCTATGCCCTAAGCGAAACTTTGGAGAGCATTGTCCTATTTGCGAATTCGCTTCCTCGCTATGGCGAGAAGGAAGCGAGAACAACGACGAGGAGAGCAAGAAGCTAGCAAAGTCACTCTTTGTGCGCACCCGCTATTTCAGCCCCGTAGTTGTACGTGGCCGAGAAGATGAAGGAATTAAGGTGTACGGATATGGAAAGACCGCGTACGAACTCCTTCTTGGCTACATCCTTGATCCCGAGTACGGTGACATTACGGATGTAAAGGAGGGTACTGATATTACTCTCACTTACACCAAGCCCACCAAGCCGGGAGCATACCCCCAGACAAGCCTGAAAATGCGTCGAAACACTTCTTCTCTTTTGGAAGACAGTGAAGCCATCCCCGCCCTCCTTGATGGCATGCCAGATTTTGACGGACTATTTGAACGTCTTACATCTGCACAAGTCGACGCTATTCTCGATGAGCAACTGGCCGGCGATGGTAGTGCCGAGAGCCGATCATCTGAAACCACTCGCTATACCGGTGGAAAGACTAATGATGTAGACCGCGCCTTCGATGAACTGATGAGCGGTTGAGTCTTTGGCTTGCCCCGCTGGCAGACCGGGAAAAGTCTGCCACATTTTTAAATAGTTGCTTGACAATACAAAAAGCATTTGATATAATAAGAATATCTTCTTAACAGAAGATGAGTAAAAAATCTCTATCGCTGCGGCACCTGAGATTTTAGACATAAACACGCGTTTCGCGAAAGGAGAAAAAATGTCTACCCAACTCAAAGCAGTCCCCCAACAGGCTTACATTGTTGGAACACCCATCCGACCAGGGTTCAATGGTCAGGGAACAATCGACTTGAACGATTATGCGGGAATGACGCCGCCCACTTTTGAGGGCTGCACTTTCTCTCACTTCACGTTCCTTGATTTGACCACGGTCAACGTTGATACTGAGAGCTTTGCTAACCTAGGAATTCGTGAGGATTTTGAAGGCGATGATGGCAATCGAATCGACGAGCTTGAAGTCTCATTTGAGAACAATGGCTTTGAAACTGTTGACTGGCCACCATCAATGGATAATCTTGGTGAGTTTATCGACGGTCGCGGTCGTACAACTGGCGCACTAAATCGTAACGAGCGATGGATGCCGGTTGCAATATATGATCGAGATGACGTTTCAGTTTCAAACACTGTTACCAACGGACTCAAAGCAAACTTAGGAGGACGTCCTCGACGTAGCGCTTCGTTCCGCGACATTGTTAACGGAGGAGTTCACTTGGTTAACGAAGGCGAACTAAAGCCAACAGTTAACGATGTTAATAACTGGTTGAAGAAGCGTCTTGAACTGTGGAGATTCTTCAAGGTTGAACTGATCACAAAGATGCAGCAAGCCATTGTTGAAGAAAGTACACGTGATGAGTCGTTAATTCTTCGCAAGAAGACTAATGCATGGCACGCGTGGATCAAGCGCAACCTTGGGCTTGACAAGGACGCTCGCGATTATGTGTTGGTAAACGCATCTTCGTCCTCGTATCAGACGTATATTCAGCGTCTTTGGTGCGAAAGTATCCTCCCAGCCATTATCGATGGCTCAGACCCAGTAGATGTGATCTTCTACACTAGTCACTATCGACCCTCTGAGGCTCGCGATGGTTTGCAAAAGTCCATTGAAAAGCTTGACGAGTTGTACGATATGTCGTTTAGTTTGGTAAAGAGTCATCTGAGTAACTCTGGGATTGACCTCGACGCCCTTCTGAGTGCCATGGGTGCCAAGCTTGACAGTGACAAGCCCTTCAATATTATTGGGGCATGCCCACAGATCGTTAGCGATCACGACTTTGAAAGCGGCAAGCTTGTGGATGTGGATGGTTATTGATGAAAAGTCCATTAAGATATCCCGGCGGCAAAACCCGCGCCGTTGATACATTAATGAAATTCATTCCCGATGATTGTGGGGAGCTTTGCTCCCCCTTTCTTGGGGGTGGTTCATTTGAGTTGGCATTAGTTGAAAAAGGAATCACAGTACACGGCTATGATGCGTTCAAGCCGATTGTCTGGTTTTGGCAAACTCTATTAAAAAAGCCTGAGCAACTGGCCGCGACTGCCAGAAGCTTTCGACGTCTTCAATTGTATGATTATGATAAGACTAAGGACCCATTTCGCGAGAGAGGGCTAAGGAAAAAAGACTTTCTTCGCTTCAAAGAAGAGATTGCTTTTGCCTTAGAGCGAGGACATGCGCCCACAATCGAACTAGCAGCAAAAGTATACGCACTTAATCGCAGTAGTTTTTCTGGCGCAACATTGACGGGAGGTTATTCAGCAGAAGCTTCATGTAAACGCTTCACAGAGTCTAGGATTGATGAGATGGCTAACTTTAAAGTCGATAACTTTACCGTACGCTGCGCAGATTTTAAGAAAGCAATAAAAAATCACGACTGTTATCTATATTTGGATCCTCCTTATTTTATGCCACCTGGCAGCGACAACTATTATGGTATGTCCGGTGATATGCATAAGGGGTTTGAGCATCTTGCACTGTTCTCGTTGTTGAGAAAGCGAGACAACTGGATTCTTTCGTATAGAGATTGCGAAGAGATAAGAACATTATACCAAGACTATCAGATTCACAAAGTCGAGTGGACCTATGGGATGAACAAGACAAAAGAATCTACAGAAATAGTCATTACGAACTTGCCACAGCGCAAAGTTTATGTTACAATTGAAAATAACCAAGGAGAGCAATATGCCGAGAAAGGCCAAGACTAAAGCCGGTCGCGTATCCATGCAGGATTTGATGACCTTAGTGAATAAGAAAGCGGGACGCAATGTCGCCCACGATCTAACCGGAGATAATCCTACCTCCGTTAAAGAATGGATCCCCACAGGCTCTCGATGGCTTGACTCGATCATCTGCAAAGGTCGTGTTGCTGGGGTTCCTGTAGGAAAAGTGACAGAGATTGCCGGTCTTGAATCAACAGGTAAGTCATACATGGCGGCCCAGATAGCCGCTAACGCCCAGAAAATGGGCAAGCTTATCGTTTATTTTGATTCTGAGTCTGCTATCGACCCTTCATTTTTGGAGCGAGCAGGGTGCAATCTAGAGCAGCTTATGTATGTTCAAGCTAGTTCGGTAGAATTTGTTCTTGAAACAATCGAAGAACTGCTTGGCGCAACAGACGAACAGTTAGTATTTATCTGGGATTCTTTGGCGTTTACCCCATCGATTTCAGACGTTGAGGGAGACTTCAATCCTCAATCTTCGATGGCTGTGAAGGCACGAATCTTGGCCAAGGGTATGTCAAAGTTAACAATCCCTCTGGCTGACAAGCAGGCTACGTTAATTGTACTTAACCAGTTAAAGACAAATATCCCTCAAGGACCAAACGCAAGAATCACTGCAATGACCACTCCCTATATTACACCGGGTGGAAAGGCAATGCACTATTCTTATTCATTGAGGATATGGTTGACAGGAAGAAAAGCAAAGTCGTCCTTTGTCACTGATGATAAAGGTTTCCGAATTGGTTCTGAGGTTAAAGTTAAACTAGAAAAATCTCGCTTTGGAACACAAGGTAGATCATGTGCATTCCGTATCTTATGGGGCACTGAGGAGATCGGGATTCGGGATGAAGAAAGCTGGTTTGATGCCATCAAGAGTTCGGAACATCTGACTTCAGCAGGTGCATGGTACACACTAAGCATGCCTGACGGATACACTAAAAAGTTCCAACCATCAAAGTGGACCCAATTAATTACAACTGATAATGAATTTAAAGCTAATGTCATCCGTCTAATGGATGAAGAAGTCGTTCAGAAGTTTGATAAACGTGAAGGTTCAGCTGACACATTCTATTCAGACCCAGACGACTTGCCACTAGAAGTGGCCCATCACCCAGCATAGGAGAAAAACATGACTAGTCTATTCGCACTACTTTTAATGGGGACAGTCGACACTGCCGAGGCTCATCCTCGACATATGCATCGCCCCAAACATCGCCATGCTCAGCGTCATCGCCCTGCACCGCCTCCGCGTGTGCATGGACATCAAGTTCGTTGGCATCGTAATCATTGGGTATACGCCCACAGCAACCCAAACTTCATTTGGAGATGGGTGCCAGGGCACTATACACGTCGAGGCGCATGGGTGCCTGGATCGTGGCAAGTAGTTGTTCGATTTTAATTAAAAAACTTGTTGACTTTGCCCTCCTGATTGGTTATAATATAATCAAACAGGAGGGTTTTTTCTATGCGTAACTATGGCTATGCGTGTATCAACAAGGGGTTCTCAGAACGCCCCAAGTCGAAACGTATCACAACTAACAGGACTATGATCAAGCGTACGTTCAAGGAGAGGGGTATCGGATATGCATCCGAGCTTGCTCTACAAAATGTGCGAGATCTAAACAAGATTCTACAATGGAATCTGGAGAATGACATCTATTTCTATCGCCTGTCTTCTGACATCATTCCGTGGGCAAGTGAATATGAAATGGAAGAACTACCAGATTACGGATTGATCTTGGCAGCGTGTAAGAAAGCTGGTAATTTTGCCAAGCAACATGGCATGCGGCTTACATCTCACCCAGGACCATTCAACAAACTTGCATCACCTAAAGAGCGAGTGTTCCAGCTTACATACAAAGATCTCAAAGTACATGGCGACTTGTTCGACATGATTGGCTTACCCCGTACACCTTATGCCAAGCTTAACATTCATGTTGGTGCAGCATACGGAGACAAGCCATTCGCACTTGACAACTTCTGTCGCAACTTCGAACGACTACCAGAGAATGTTCGCACACGATTGACTGTTGAAAACGACGACAAGACATCCCTATATTCTACAAAAGAATTGTATGACGGTGTGTATAAGCGCATTGGAATTCCAATCGTATTTGACTACCACCACCACATGTTGCATCCCGGAGGCCAGACAGAACAAGAGGCACTTGAAACAGCGTTGTCCACGTGGGGTGATATCAAACCTGTGGTTCACTATGCCGAGTCTCGGTCTGTAGAGTACAACAATCCAAAGATTAAACCACAAGCACACTCTGATATGATTCGCAATTCCTTCAATGACTACGGTCATGATCTCGACGTCATGATCGAGGCCAAGCATAAAGAACTTGCATTGTTGGAATATCGTGTTATAATGAATGAACAAAGGATGGCAGTATGAAAAGACTATTAATCATTGACGCTCTTAACGCTTATCTTAGGGCGTACATCGTAGACCCAAGCCTCTCCACTAATGGACAACCTATTGGCGGACTTAAAGGGTTCATTAAGATCCTACAGAAACTTGTGCGAGATACTAACCCGGATCAGATCGTAGTCGTGTGGGATGGACCTAACGGCTCTAAGAAACGAAAGAGCATGGATAAAAACTACAAGGAAGGACGTAAGCCTATTAGATTAAATCGAACTTTCCACAACCTTACAGAAGACGAAGAGCTACAAAATAAAATGTGGCAACAGAGCAGGGTAATTGAATATCTAAATCATATGCCAATTATGCAGTTTATGATGCCAGAGATCGAGGCTGATGATGTTATTGCTTACATTACAAGCATGGAATATTACCAGGGCTGGCAGAAGATTATCGTTTCAAATGACAAAGACTTTATGCAGGTTTGTAATGACGAGACAATCCTTCTAAGGCCCACAGCGAAAGAGCTGCTTAACACTGCAAGAATCATTGAGAACACTGGGGTGCATCCTACTAACATGGCGCTCGCACGTGCAATCATTGGCGATGCATCTGATAACCTCCCAGGAGTAAAGGGTGCAGGATTTAAAACTGTGCAAACTCGTCTACCATTTCTTAAAGAAGAGAAGACTTATACTATTGACGAGGTGATCAATTATTGTGTAGAATCAGGCAGTAAGTTAAAGTTTTATTCAAACGTGGCCCAAAATAAAAGCCTAATTCAACACAATTATAAAATGATGCAGCTTTATGCCCCTCAGATGTCGGTTCAATCTAAAATTCATGTTAAAGAATCCATAGAAAATTTTGAGTGTGATTTTAATAAAACAGAAGTACTGGGAATGATGCGCAATGATGGGTTTGGCGAGTTAAACTGGGAGGATCTACGCACGATTCTCAACCGAATTAGTAGGGAGTGTCTTGACAATGAAAATTAATATTTTTTGTTGTAACGTTGACTTTCAGCCTGAGTGTGTTATAGTTAATATACCGCAGAAGAGAGGTAGTTAATGCTCGCTGAAAAAGTAAATTTTGGAAGGTACGGCAAAGCCTTCCAAGAAGGACTAGTACAACTTATTTTTGAAGACAGAGCGTTCGCCGACCAGATCACAGAAGTGTTGGATATCAACTTCTTAGAATTGCAATATCTCCAGATTTTTATTACAAAAATTGTAACTTATCGAGAAAAATATTCTACCCATCCATCTATAGATGCGATGATTACAATGTTACGAACAGAGTTAGATGCTGAAGAAGAATTAGTTCAGAAACAAGTGCGAGATTACTTTGCTCGTATCCACACAAGGGAGATGGGAGACGTTGAGTATATTAAGGAAACTGCTTTAGATTTTTGTAGAAAACAAAACTTAAAAGAAGCAATGATGCGTTCGGTGCCGCTGCTTCAAACATGTTCTTTCGATGAAATCTCAAAAGTTATCAACGATGCGTTAAAGTTAGGTTCAGAAAATAATTTTGGTTACGATTATATGGCGGATTTTGATGTTCGGTTTCAACCAAAGCATCGCAATCCACTGAGCACAGGATGGAAAGATATCGACAATATAACTGGAGGAGGTCTTGGCAAGAGCGAGCTTGGGGTTGTGATAGCGCCCACAGGGGCCGGCAAGAGTATGCTGCTGGTGCACTTAGGTGCCACCGGAATCAAAGAAGGCAAAGCTGTTGTTCATTACACACTGGAACTACAAGATACCGTAATAGCAAATAGATATGATAGCTGCATCACAGGTTATCCACTTAGCGACATTAAAAATTTTAAAGATGAGATTTATGATGAACTTAAAAATCTTGATGGTTCCTTAATTATTAAGGAATATCCTACTAAATCTGCTTCTACTAACACCATACGTGCACATCTTTCACGACTTGTTAAGCGTGGCATAAAGCCGGGCATGATAATCGTAGACTACGCAGATCTTTTGCGCCCAACTGTAGTCAGAAAAGAGAAACGAAATGAACTTGAGTCTATATATGAAGAGTTAAGAGCATTATCGACAGAGTTTCAATGTCCTATCTGGACCGCCTCTCAAACTAATCGCTCGGGATTGAGCGCAGAGGTGATCACGATGGAACAAATTTCAGAGGCGTTTAATAAATGTTTCGTAGCCGATTTCATCTTCTCAGTATCACGAACTATTGAAGATAAACAAAACAACCAAGGAAAGATTTTCATTGCCAAAAATAGAAACGGTCCTGACGGAATGGTATATCCAATCTTTATGGACACATCTAATGTGAAGATTAAAATCCTTCCACAAACTCCGGCCACATCGAGCCAAGTGGTAACAGCGCCGGTGGTATTAGATCCGAGAGCACAACAACAATTACTAAAAGAAAAATACTCTAAGCTAAGAAGGAAATAAAAGAATGAGAACAATCGCCAACATTCGCAGATTCAGACTGTCGGATACCTTTATCGAACCCTATAAAACGAAAGAAGTTCCATGGGGTCCTTTGGGGTACGTTACTTATAAAAGAACTTATTCAAGACGACTTAATGAATTTGATCCAGAAGCAAGTGGGAGCGAAGAGTGGTATCAAACATGCCGACGTGTAGTAGAGGGCATGTTTAATATGCAAAAGCAGCATGTGTTTATGTTGGGGCTTGAATGGAACGACAACAAAGCACAAAAGACTGCTAAAGATGCTTATGAGCGTCTGTTTAATCTTAAGTGGACGCCTCCTGGTCGGGGGCTTTGGATGATGGGCACGAAGTTTGTAGAGGAGCGCACTGCAGCCGGTCTGTTTAACTGCGCATTTCGATCCACGAGGGACTTGGCCACAAAAGGCGGTTATCTTTTTGCTTGGATGATGGATGCGTTGATGTTAGGTATTGGCGTTGGATTTGACACAGAGGGGGCTGGAACTCTTAATATCCAAGAGCCTCAGTTCACTAACGATACTTTAGTTATTGATGATTCTCGTGAAGGGTGGGTAGATTCAGTGCACATGCTTCTCGATGGATTCTTTTTTGGCGGCAAGGTGCCTAAGTTTGATTACTCTGCCATCCGTGCCGAAGGTGCCCCCATCGGTGGTTTTGGTGGCACGTCAAGTGGCTATGGACCACTCAAAGAGTTGCATGATAATTTGATTGAGATGTACATGAAGAAGGTGGGAGAGCCGATCACTTCAGTCGACATCGTAGATACAGAAAACCTCATTGGAAGATGTGTTGTGTCTGGTAACGTGCGTCGATCCGCTGCGTTGGCTATGGGTTCTCACGACGACTTTAGATATCTGGAGATGAAAAACGATTCCGAAAAACTAATGCACCATCGCTGGGGTTCGAACAACTCCTTTAATGCACAGGTGGGCATGGACTATACATGGCACGCAAACCAATCACAAAAGAATGGTGAGCCTGGATATATCTGGTTAAATAATGCGCGTACTCGTGGGCGTTTTAAAGATGGAGAGCGATTTGATGATATTAACGTCGCAGGGTTTAACCCCTGTGTAGAGCAGCAGCTAGAGGATGCTGAATTGTGTTGTCTGGTAGAGACCTTCCCAGCAAAACATGACAACTTAGAAGACTATTTGCGCACACTGAAGATCGCATACTTGTATGGAAAGACTATTACGCTATCCAACACTCACTGGCCTGAGACAAACGCAAAGATGTTAAAAAACCGACGCATTGGTCTGTCCCAGTCTGGAGTTGTACAGGCTTTTAATAAACACGGCCGTCGTGAAGTTTATGATTGGTGTGATAATGCATATGAGTACGTTAAACAATTGGATGAAGAGTATTCTAACTGGCTTTGTATTCCCAAGTCGGTTCGCACCACATCGATCAAACCTTCTGGCACAGTCTCGTTGTTAAACGGATCGACACCCGGCATTCATTTTCCTGAGAGCGAATACTATATTAGACGCATCCGATTCGGTAAGGATTCAGCCGTCTTAGAACCGCTGCGTGCTAGCGGATATTATATGGAAGAAGACAAGTATACACCCAACACAATTGTAGTAGAGTTCCCAGTGCATGAACCTTACTTTACAAAAGGCAAAAAAGATGTTAGTATATGGGAGCAGTTAGAGATTGCAGCACAGTACCAACATTATTGGGCTGACAATTCAGTGTCGATTACTGTTACCTTTAACGAGAAAGAGGCTGACCAAATCAAATCCGCATTGGAGATGTATGAGACAAGGTTAAAGGCGGTTTCTTTCTTGAGGTATCAAGAAACAGGATATGAACAAGCGCCATATGAGCCGATTACAGAGGAGCAGTATCACGAGATGACAAAAAATATTACACCAGTAAAATCTATTGCGAATACCGAAGAGGCTACTGGCAGTAAGTTCTGCACCAACGACACGTGTACCATTTAGGAGGAATAGTGAACTTTAATTATTTGATGGAAAAAAAAAGCATGAAAATGCTCTGCAAAGGTCGACAAGGGGAGTGTTATTGGAGCCCTACAGGGCCTGCGCGCGCAACTTCAGGTGATAATTTTAATGTCACGATGTTTTGTAAAAGATGCAAGAGTCGACAAGATATTTTCTTATCACGCGAGCAATATAAAATTCAAGAAAACTTAATTCGTAAAGAGGTGGGCGATGTTTAAACCAGTTAATCGACATATTTTAGTTTCTGTGGAGGAACCACCAGAGCCCAGTACTGCCAGTGGAATACTTTTACCAGAGGACTTTAAACCCACGGAAGAAAGATTCGTGACAGCTACTGTTTTAAGCTGGGCTGATGACGTAAGATTCAAGGAAAGCCTGTTTGAACGCGCTCAAGTTGTCATTGACAAATCAATGATTGAAGAAATTACCATACAAAATGAGCGTTTAAATGTAATTCTAGATAATTATATAGTAGGTATTTTATAGTTACAGGAAAGGTAAACAGCGCATGGATAAGAATTTCTATAACCGCTCTTCAGCGGATAGTTTAGGGTGGGATCCAACTTGGTTTGGAGAAAAGTATTTTGATGAGAAGCTCGTAAGGGCTATTAAGAAATGGCAGAAAGCTCATGGACTTGCAGGAGATGGACTTTGTGGGCCAATGACATATCGTCGTATTTGGACAGAGCGCCAATCGGCCATTCACGAACACACTCCAGACAGCCCTAGATATTCGGAATACATAGTTTATAATGGCAAGTTTGTTCCGATTAAATGGCACAAGGTTGTCTTGTGGTCTGAGGAAGGAGGTCTAGCTGCCAAGAAAGGCTCCTACTATGACTATACAGGAAGAAGCAAGCGCAGCATTCGACTCTTTGTTAACCACTGGGATGTGTGCCTAAGTTCAAAATCTTGCCAGTCGGTCCTAGACCGTCGTGGGATTTCAGTTCATTTTCTCATCGATAATGACGGAACAATTTATCAGACTTTAGACATTCAACACGGAGCATGGCATGCTGGTTCTGAGCGCGTCAACCGCGCCTCAGTGGGTGTAGAAATTTCAAATGCTTACTACACTAAGTATCAAAATTGGTACGAGAAAAATGGCTTTGGACCAAGGCCGCTGGTAAATGATGCATGGGTACATGGGAATAAGTTAAAAGAGCATCTAGGGTTTTATCCAGTTCAAATCGAAGCGCTGAAAGCATTGTGGGCAGCTATTCACGATGGCGTAGAGATCCCATTGCAAACCGTGCTTGGTGATCATGGAGGAGTTTCCACTCGCTACGAGAAAGATGTTAAATATGGAAACTTCAAAGGGTTTATCAGTCACTATCACGTGAGTAAGAACAAGATTGACTGCGCGGGCTTAGAGATTGATCAGTTACTACAAGACGTAGAGGATAGGATACATACAGGACGACCCGGTTTTCCTGGTGTGTGTCGAGATGATTCTTGAATATGATAAAATTGTTGTAGGTTCCTCTTTAAAGGCGGTTCTCTTCGCGTACACTCGGCAAATCCCATTAATATTTGCACAACCACAGGCACCTTTCCGGTTTGATTATATTTCAGCAGATGCACAGTTAAGTGACGTTAAACTTTTCCGGTCTCCACCGGCCACGGCCATGCTGACAACAGGACAAGAGATCATATTGGGTTACCCTAAGTATGTTATGTGGGAAACTTTGCTCTACTTGTTATCGGTGCAAGGCAAATTACCATTAGCTGATTTGGCACATAGCTTGCGATATAACGGTAAAACAGTTGTGTGTTCCAACGCTTATTCAAAAATAGCTGAGATGCGCTTTGAAGAGTGTTATTATTTTGATGATAGCGGTGCTACAGGATTCGTCAACAAAAAAGAAGTTGAAGAAGGTCCTTATGTGTGTTATGATTGGATAGCTTTTCATCGCGGTGGAAAACATGATGTAGATTTCATAAAAACCGATGATGATTTTGTTAAAGAGATATGGTTCTATCCCTCTGATCGAATTGATGGCAACACCGGCGTGAAAGATGCATGTGTGGTTTCACACCTGACGGAAGACCAGATTAGAGACTTCGACTTCTCAGAAACAATGGCAAAATTTAAAATGATTTCTGAAATGGAATCAAGAGGAATGAAAGGATTATTTAATGGATACTCGCCAACTGGTAGACCTAAGTACTACCGCTTTAACACTTCTCACATACAGCGTCAAAGAATGGAGCAATTGGAGCCGACACACACACCCGCCGAGCCCAATGTCCACGTACCGATCACCACGGAGCAAGATTTACTCCAAGATTTATCAGAGATTAGTATGGACACCAATCGATTTTTGAGATATCTATGAGTGTACATGTTCACTTAGCTGGTATTATACCTGTAGCTAATTTAAAAACAGAGTTTGATTTAAAGTTCCCCGCTTACATGCTTCCTGTGGCTACTGACTTCTCAGCGATCCAAAAGGCAGTGTTTGAATGTGCCATGGCCGGCTGTCAAACAATTTGGATTGTAGCGAATGATGATGAGGCACCTATTTTGCGAGAGTGTGTGGGGGAATGGGTGTACGATCCCGTATACTATGGGCGCCCAGGCAGATACCCCAGCGAAGCACGAAAAGAGATACCGATTTACTATGTACCTATTCATCCGAAGGATCGAGACCGGCGTGACTCATATGGATGGTCAGTTCTTTATGGAATCAATTCTGCATGGAGGGTGTCTAAGATGATGTCACAATGGTTGATACCTGATAAGTATTTTGTGACATTCCCGATGAATACGTATAACCCATATTGCCTCAGAAATTTCCGGGCAAAAATTTCAGATTTTGAAAACAACTTTTTTTTAACGAGCGAAGGCACTAACATAAAAGACGGTGTGCCGTTGCCTTTTACAATGTTCGGTGAAGATTTTATTACATGTCGTCGTCATGTCAATTCTCTTACAACAAAGGAATTTGAAAAACCCCCGGCTGGCGAAAAATACCCCCAAAAAAAATTACCACTTTTAGAGAGGTGGTCTGCGCGTTATTTTGGTTTGGAGACTGTATTTAGTAAAGTAAACAACACAAACGCAATCACAGAAGAATTAGACTGGTATTATGACATTTCAACGTGGGAAGGGTATGGCAACTTTATGGGTTCGGATAATTTTATAAAAAGTCCACCTAGAGAGTTGACTCGGCCGCGCAAACATGCTATATTAGGATATACACTGGAGGGAAATAGTGAACAAACCAAAGATTAAATTTGTGGGACTACATGCACATTCTGTAGCAGGCTCTTTATTCGATGCCATTGGGTATCCACAAGCACATATGGATTTTGCATATGAAAATGGGTGCGATGCATTGGCATTAACCGATCACGGCAACATGAACGGGCTAGCATATCAGGTTTTGCATGCCAAGAAGATGCAAGCTGAAGGTCGAGATTTTAAGCCAATTTTTGGATGTGAAGCATATTTCATTCCCTCAATCGAAGAATGGCGTGAAGAATACAATCGCGCCATGGAAGATAAGAAGCGCGCCCGTTCGGCCAAGGCCGACAAGGCATCCGGTGCAACTGTGGAAGACGAGGGAGCGAGTAAGAAGACTCAGGATATCCTTCGTCGACGCCGACATCTAGTGTTGCTGGCGCAAAACCAGACAGGACTCAACAACCTCTTTAAGTTGGTTTCTGAATCATACAAAGCTGAAAACTTTTACCGATATCCTCGCATTGATTATGCACTATTGAAGAAGTACAACGAAGGCATTATCGCCTCCAGTGCTTGTCTTGGTGGCGTATATGCTGGAAATTATTGGGAAAACCGAGAAGAAAGCAAAGAAGCTGTTCTCGACGCAATGCGCGAAACCACCGAGCGCATGGTTGATATTTTTGGCGACAGATGGTATGCAGAGGTGCAATGGAACAATATTCCAGAACAGCACGAACTTAATCAGCATGTCATTACAGTCGCACAGGAGTTTGGCGTTGGAGTGATCACCACCGCTGACAGTCACTATCCCAATCCTGACGCGTGGAAGGATCGTGAATTGTATAAACGCTTGGGTTGGCTTGGCAAGGGAAAGCCGTCTTGGGCCGAGGAAGAGTCACAACTTCCCGCTGGAGTGGAGGAGATCGGATATGAATTGTATCCGAAGAATGGTGATCAAATCTGGGAAAGCTACAAGGAGTATTCTGAGTCCACGGGGTTTGAATACGATGACACTGTAGTCTTGAAAAGTATTGAGGAGACATATCGAATCGCGCACGACCGAATCGAGTCATTCCTGCCCGACAATACAGTTCGCCTACCCGAATTCGTTGTGCCGGCTGGTTACACCGCTACACAGGCGCTTGTGCAGTTTGCATTAGAGGGACTGAAGGAGCGAGGACTCCACAAGAACAAAGAGTACACTGATCGACTACGACATGAGTTAAATGTTATTGATGATCGTGGGTTCTCTAAGTATTTCTTGACAATGAAATCTATTGCTGACGTTGCAACCGAGATGATGTTGACAGGGCCAGGACGCGGCTCTGCCGCTGGTTCACTTGTCGCTTACGCGCTAAACATCACGCAGATTGATCCAATCAAATACAATCTGCTGTTCTCTCGCTTCCTGCGCTCAGATGCCACCGACTATCCTGATATTGACTATGATGTGTCAGATAGCATGGCTTTGAAAGAAAAGCTTGTCGAGATGTGGGGTGAAGATTGTGTTGCGCCAATCTCTAACTGGAATACACTACAACTTCGCTCACTGATTAAGGACATCTCCAAGCTTTACAACATTCCGTTTACCGAGGCTAATACTGTCACATCAGTGATGATTCGCGAGGCAACTCCCGAGGCTAAAAGAAAGCACGGTATCAAGGCTGGTGTGTACGCTCCGACGTGGGAAGAAGTTATGGACTACTCTCCATCCCTTCAAAAATATCTCGCCAAGTATCCGGCGGTTAAGGCTCACGTTGAGGGTCTTGTGGGACAAGTGCGATCATGCTCGCGCCATGCTGGTGGGGTTGTGATTGCCGAGAACTTAGATTCAAATATGCCATTGATTAACTCAGGAGGAGTCAGGCAAGCGCCATGGGCCGAGGGACAGAACGTTCGACACTTGGAGCCAATGGGGTTCATTAAGTTTGACTTGCTTGGACTCTCGACTCTCAAGATGATGGAGGGGTGCATCGAACATATTCTGCGGCGTCATCACGGTGTCGAGGAACCAACGTTTGCGCATGTGCGAGATTACTACATGAAGCACTTGCACCCAGATGCGTTAAACTTAGAGGACCAGGAGGTGTATGAGAATATTTTTCACCCTGGGAAATGGGCAGGAGTATTTCAGTTCACAGAACAAGGAGCGCAAAGCTTCTGCACGAGAGCAAAGCCGCGCAACATTATTGACTTGTCGGCTATCACATCAATCTTCCGACCCGGACCACTATCGGCAGGCGTCGATACTGACTATGTTGAAGCAAAGGGGTACCCGCATCGGATTTCCTATCTTTCAGAAGAAGCGCGAGAAATTACCGAGGAGACATTTGGGTTCCTTATTTTTCAGGAACAGATCGCATTGCTTGCGCATAAGCTAGGAGGACTGACCCTTGATGAAGGAAACTTGTTGCGAAAGGTCTTGACCAAGAAAGGAACAGGAAAGGGGTCAGTTAAAGAAAAACTGCGTGTTAAGTTCGTCAACGGCTGCGCCGAGAAGAACATCGGATACGACGAGGCCCAGGCGTTATGGGATAAGTTCGAATTCTTCTCAGGGTATGGCTTCAACAAATCACATGCAGTGAGTTATTCTATTATCTCTTTTCAGTGCGCATGGCTATGGAACTACTATCCAGCAGAGTGGATGGCAGCTTTCTTGGACAAGGAGCCTGAGACTAGAAAAGAAAAAGCAATCAACATTGCTAAGAAGTATGGGTTTAAGATTGCGCCACTTCATGTAAACAAATCAGGGACCGTTTGGGAGATTAGCGATGATGGAGCAACCCTAATCCAACCGTTGACCTCTATCAAAGGACTAGGGATGTCGGCTATTGAACAAATACTATCTCATCGACCATTCAGCAATGCAGAAGATTTATTGTTTCGTGAAGACGTGGTGTACAGTAAGCTCAATAAGAAAGCTTTGGATGCTTTGTGTCGTGGTGGAGCGCTAGACGATATTGTTGATGACCGTTTTACAGGTCGTAAACATTTTTGGTCTGCATGTGTTGTGGACCGACCTAAGAACCTCAAGAAGTTTGGTGAGAATTTAGATCTCTATCGCCCTGAAGGCGATTTCAGCGAAGAAGAGATCATCCAATTCAAGACCGACTTGACAGGTGTCTTTCCCATTAACTTAGTGATTAAGAATGAAACAATCGAAAAACTACAAGAGAAATATATTCCACCTATCTCTGAGTTTGACCCCCAGCTACAGGTTTGCTGGTTTATTCCGAGAAAGATCACCCCTAAGAAAACTAAAAATGGAAAAACTTATTGGATTGTAGAAACTATTGACTCTAATAATGAGGCCACAAGAATTCGCTGTTGGGGCGTTAAACCTGACAAAGATCGCATATTTTTGAATCGACCTTACATGGCAAAATTAAAATATGATGAGCAGTGGGGATTTTCTACTTACGCAATTGGTAAAACTTTTAGATTATTGGGCTAATTAAAGATATGAATGTTATTAAAACTTTTAGTCCTCTTTTGAAGGACAAAGAATTGATTGACGGACTTCCTGTTGTTATACGAGTCCGTAAATTTGACGAAGCATCGGCTAAAGAATTTTCTGGCGCTGTCTCTAGAGCGCAAAACACAGGACAACCGATACTTCCAGTTATTATTGATAGCTACGGAGGGCAGGTGTACAGCTTGATGTCAATGATATCTGATATTAAAAATTCACGAATTCCCGTGGCCACCATTGTTCAAGGAAAGGCTATGTCTTGCGGAGCAATCTTATTTAGCTTCGGTGAGGAGGGTCATCGATATGTTGATCCTGACGCGACAGTGATGATACATGATGTAAGCTCAATGAACTGGGGAAAAGTGGAGGAAATTAAATCGTCAGCCGAAGAGACAGAAAGACTAAACAAAAAAGTTTATCAGATGATGGCCGAAAACTGTGGAAAACATAAAGATTATTTTTTAGAAATCATTCACGAAAAAGGACATGCAGACTGGTTTCTAGAAGCAGATGAGTGCATTAAACATAACTTAGCAAATCACGCATACATTCCAGCACTTAAGATTCGTGCCCGCGTTAACTTTGAATTTGAGTAGATGATATTCTTCGTTCACTAGGTATACAAGAGGAACAGAAGAGTGGGACTATCGAAGTACAGGTGGCAAAAAGTTGTTAATGAGTTAAGATTCCTATATCAAGAGCTTGATCTTTGTATGCAAATTTGCGAGGATGCTGCTCCTGTGTTTCAAAGTCATTATGAAGAAATGTGTCGAGAAAATAATGTGAAAATAAGCCCAAGCACCCCGCCATCGACCAAACAATGGCGAGGGGGACCCAAGCCTCCCCCTGGTCCATTAGCCATAAGAGAGCCGACCGAAAGTTTTGACGAGACTATCGAGTTCGCAGAAAATTTGCAAGATTCTACGAAAGATTCTGAAATATATAAAATCTTTCACAAACTCTTCAAAAAAATAATTGTGTTCTTACATCCAGACAAGTTTCCTAAAGATATCTCAATCGAAGAAAGACAAGAGAAAATCTCCATGTTTAATAAAGCCAAGAGAGCGCTAGAGACTCGCCATTACTTTATTTTGCTTGATTATGCACAGCGATTAAAGATTGAAATACCCACAAACTATGAAGAACAGATAGAATGGATGCGCGCAGAAACGAAAGCAGTGCAACACGAAATGTCTCTTAAGCACTCAACTTATGGCTATCAATACGCGATGTGCGAGACTGACGAGCAGAGGCGACTATTGGTTATTAGCTACATAAAACAAACACGCGGAATTGAAATTTCTTAAAATTATGTTGACACGCAGTGTGTTATTTGTTATATTAATATAGAACCAAGGAGGTATATCGTGGCAAACACGAATGAAGAAAAGAAGAGATATGTTAAGGAGTATATTCGCTCTCTTAGCGCAATTGAAGAAGCAATGGAGCCATACAAGGAACAGAAGCGCGAATTGCGCACGGAGTTCCGAGAGAATGGATGGCTCGACACAGATGAGTTGCGAGCCGCTGTAAAGGCTTACAGGCTCTTTAAAGGTAAAGTTGACATTGATGAGGTAGTTAACAACTACAACCTTATTTCAGGCACGGATAGCAAAACATGAACAAAGAAACACAAAAGGTCATGTTTTCAAGCAAGTCTGAAGATTGGGCCACACCAAAGGATTTTTTTGAAAAACTAGATTGGCGCTTTGGACCATTTGATTTAGATGCATGTGCGACACCTTTTAATACAAAGTGCGCAAATTTTTATAGTCCCGCTGAAGACGGACTGAGTAAAAGCTGGGAGGGGCACACTGTCTTTGTCAATCCCCCTTACGGTCGCGGAATCGAGAAGTGGATCAAGAAAGGATACGAGGAAGCAGAAAAGAGCCAAGGCACAAAGGTGGTCATGCTTATCCCCGCGCGCACCGATACGCGTTATTGGCACGATTATGTCATGAAAGCTGAGTATGTGTATTTTGTCAAAGGAAGGCTGAAGTTTGGAGATAGCGAAAATAGCGCGCCCTTCCCATCAGCAGTGGTTGTTTTCAGAAAGCATCCTACATGGGCCGTCGGCAGCCCGCCGGTCATGGGAGCACTTCAGAGATGAACAGAAAGCAGCGCCGAGCAAGAGAGAAAGAGTTAAAGAAGTTATCAGACGCCGAGCGAAATCTTTCGGAAAAAATTTTCCTGTTTGAAAAACTGGAACAAGAGTGCTTGGCATGCGAAAAACCATTTGACAAGACAAACAGAGAAATGGTAGAATCATGGAACGTGGTCGTAAGAGAGGATAAAGACCCTCCCGTGCGACTATACTGTCCCGAATGTTGGGACATGGCACAGAAGGTAGCTAAAGCATATTTAGAGGAGAAAAAATGAAAGTTGAACGAATTAGCACCAGAGCACTAGAGGCTTTGGTAACGGGACGTGCACGCGAAAAGGCAAAATGTGTAGTTAAGTTTTATTCTAACGGTTGTACTTTTTGTCATAATTTGCAAAATGCATATAAAGAGTTAGCGGAACAGTACCCGGACACACACTTTTTTGCATTTAATATTGATGATGAGCCCGCTTTTGAAGCTCGTCTTGGGTTTAAGGGGGTGCCTACTCTTATAATGATTGATATAGATCCGCCTACATCGCACGTACGTGTCATGTCCGAGCCGACTAATCCAAATGAATTAACTTGGTATGCCCCGACCGCAATTAAAAATTTTATTGAAGGAAAAATGAGTTATGAATAGAAAATTTTATGAAGCCGCACTCCTGCGCATGCGTTCACAAGCGATGGAGGCGTATGGAAGAGCAGAGTCGATCTTAGATGGAAGTGCTAAATTAGAACCAGATGCCAACACTGTTGATGAATTAGTGAATTCGATACAGGACTTATTTACTAATGAAAACTCAGCTGTAGTGCTAGAAAATTATTTCGGAAAATCGGTTACAACGAGTGATGCCAATAAATCGCTATTGCTGCCAGAGGCTCAAAGGTTTTCTATTTTGGTAGAGAAGCTGGACGTCTTGATTTCTCAAACGCTACCGCTGGTTGAAAAGACAGCGCAGCTAACAGAGGAAAGATCGGCCACTTTGAGATCAGCCAACAAAACCCAAAAAATAGTCGAAGCAGCAAAGAAAAAGCAAGCGTCACAAAGAAAGAGAAAGCAGAAGGAAGAAGAAAGTGGAGATTAAAAAAACATATGCCTACGACGATGTATTGCTTATACCACAATACTCGGACATTACGTCCCGTTCAGAAATCAACATTGACACAGATTTAGGCAAGGGCGTTAAACTTTCACTCCCTATCATTGCATCCCCAATGGACACCGTGTCAGAATATTTTATGGCCAAGGCAATGCATAAAGCTGGCGCATGTGCGATCATACACCGCTACAATGATATAGAAACACAAGCTGCACACGTTCAAAAAACAATTAAAAAGAACAAAAGCGCCATTGTTGGTGCGGCTATTGGTATCACTGATGATTATATGCAGCGAGCAAAGTCCATGTATGAGGCAGGCGCTAGTTTTATTTGTGTTGACGTTGCCCATGGTCACCACTTATTAATGAAACAGGCTCTTAAAGAGTTGCGTTATTTGGTGGGAGATGATTATCACATTATGGCCGGCAACGTTGCCACCTTGGAAGGTGTTAATGATTTAGCTGATTGGGGCGCCGATAGTGTGCGTTGCAATATTGGCGGCGGTTCTATATGTTCAACACGCGTACAAACAGGTCACGGTATCCCAGGTTTACAAACAATTATGGAATGCTCTCAAACCGACCGCGATGTTAAGATTATTGCTGATGGAGGTATAAAAAACTCTGGCGATATGGTAAAAGCTTTGGCCGCTGGGGCAGACGCTGTAATGTGTGGGTCGCTTCTTGCCGGCGCTACTGAATCACCTGGAGAGCTGTTCTATGAAAAGGGGCTGCGTTGGAAGGTCTACCGAGGCATGGCTAGCAAAGAGGCGCAATTGAATTGGCGTGGTCGTTATTCTTCTTTTGAGGGAGTTAGTTCACGCGTGCCTTATTCCGGTCCGGTGGAGAACATATTGAATGACATAGAAAAAGGAATCCGCTCAGGGTTTTCCTATTCTGGTTCGCGCTCTCTGTTAGAACTACAAGCAAAAGCAAAGTTTATTGAACAAACAACTTCCGGCTTAGCAGAGTCAAAGACTCACATAAGCACAAGGACGTGGTAATGTCTGACAGTCCGACCTACGGTAAAAACACCAAACGTATCGTCTTTACTGATACAGATCATCGCCATGCGCAACTTGTTATACGTCTACGTCACGATAAAATATCCCAGGCTAGTTTTTTTCGCCACTTGATAAGTGGCTACATTGATGGAGACGATAGGATTGCCTCTTATATAAACGAAGTTAGTGAAAACTCTAAAACAAGACAAGCTAAATCAAAGAGGCTAAAAGAAAAAGGCGAAAAGCAATTGGAAAGCTTAGGGCTGTCTGACCGGGAAAGGGAGAATATATTCGATCTTTTAGAGCAGGAGCACCCCGACTTATGAAAGATGGATTAAGAGAATGTTCGCGTAAATGCAAACAATTAAAGACAAGCTGTCCTGTACAGGATTGCAGATATTGGATCGATTATGAAGAGGAATATAATTGCACATTTATTTCTATTTATGAAAACGGACCAATGACCTTACGGCAGATAGCCGAGAGAATGGGACTTTCTTTTGCGAGAATAAAACAAATCGAAACGGCCGCACTAATTAAGTTAAAGAAACTAACGCGTAGAACAAATATGTTTTTTTAGGCATTTATTAAAAATGTCAACTATTTATTTTTGAGTTCAATCTAATGAATTGAGGAGAAGTTACATGGCTCGTAAAACTTTATTGTCTGAAGGTGAGATTCGTCAGTTTATGAAACTGGCAAATTTAGACCCTCTCGCTGAGACATATATCAGCAATAGCGAAGTCGGTCTTACCACCGAACAAGATGAAGAAGAAATGGAAATGGGTGGAGAATTGGAAATGGATCCTGAACCTCCCATGGATGCAATGGATGATGCAATGGACGATGAGATGCCCCCTGAAGAGGGAGGTGGTGAAGAAGATCTCGTTTTAAGTTTATTGCAGGCAGTTCAAGACTGGGCTGAAGAGCACGGTGTTGATATGTCTCTTGATGGCGACGAAGGAGGTGAGGAAATCGAAGACGTTGAAGCCATCGAGATGGATGATGACGGCATGGATATGGAAATGGACATGGAAATGGGCGCAGAAGAAGAGGAAGCTCCTGGCGCTATGGACATGTACGAAGAAGGTGCCGCAGAGAAGGCACGTCCCAAGGCCGATGAAGACGACGAAGAGGAAAAACCTCGCCGTCAATCCGCAGGCGCCAAAGCCCGCGACCGCATGCGCGACCGTCATAGTCGACGCGGTATGGGCGTCAAAGGTGTTACAAGCGAAGGCGATGCTGCTGAAAAGAGAGCCGACGATAGAAAGGAAGACGACGACGAAGAGCCACGTCGCAAGTCAGCCGGCGCAAAAGCACGCGACCGTATGCGAGATCGCCACAGCCGTGGTGGGGTAGGCATCAAAGGAGTTACTTCCGAAGGTGATGTGACTGAAGACATTGTTGCTGAAGTTGCCCAACGGGTTATGGAACGTCTCTCTGGTGCTGCTGAAAAGAAAACACAGCGTGACGAGATTGCAGAGCAATTGGCCGAGCGTATTTTTAAGCGTCTGGCACAAAAATAAAACTTGACAATTAGTCAATAAGAGATTATAATAACCACTAGGGTATTCAACTCTAGTGGTTATTTTTTTAGGATGGATTTATGGAATGGGGACTGTATGTATTGATGTTTGTTTTTGGGTATGTTACTTGTAAGCTGTTATATTTTTACCGCTCAACACGACTTGCCCTATCGCTACTAAGAGCATCTCAGTTAATCAGCGTGTCTTTGATAGCCAAAGGTATGGAAAACTTTTCCTATGGGCGCATGTACAAGTTAGAAAAGATGTTAGAGAGTGAGGAAAGCGCCCACAACATTAATGCGTTTAACTATCGTTATGAGGAAGAGATTGCTCGTTATAAGAAGAACTCCATCGATACTTTAATATATCTTCATCCAAAGTTTTTCCATCCTCATTTAGATTTCGATGATTGGAAATCAGCTATGAAATTTATTAACCAACACAAAGAAGTGATGGCTTCTTTTTTTACGGAGGGTGCACCAAATGATTAAAAAAATTAAGCAAGCAGTAACCACATTTATAGGCGACGAAGAACAAGTGGAAGGAAGCGACAAGAAGATAATTATTTTAGATCCAAGCGGCGGAAAAGAGCCCGAGCCAGAGTTTCAAGTATTAGGATTGTTCGCCGAAGTTATTGAAGAGAAAATCGCAGAACTCGCACACGCAATGGTTTACTTAAATGAAGTAAACAAGATGAAAGAAGAAGATCCCAAGCCGATCACTTTCTATCTTTCCACCTATGGGGGATCTGCTGACGACATGTTTGCCCTATATGATATTATGCGTATGGTAAGAGATGAGACACCAATACATACGGTGGGACTCGGAAAAGTAATGTCAGCAGGCGTTTTGTTATTGGCCGCTGGCACCAAGGGAGAACGCAAGATTGGCAAAAACTGCCGCGTGATGCTGCATTCGGTTATCGGAGGTAATCACGGAAGCCTTCATAATATGATGAATGAGATGGAAGCAATTGAAGAATTGCAACAAATGTACACAAATTGTTTAGTAGAAGAAACAAAAATGACGAAATCTCAACTGAAAAAAATGCTGGAACGTAAAGTTAACGTCTATTTATCAGCAGAAGAAGCTGTAGAACTAGGAATAGCAGATATTATTGTATAAGGGATACCCATGTCAGACTTACAAAAAATACTAAAGGAAGAATATAAGAGAGCACGCAACACTGTGACTTTAGATACAGATCTGCTCATCAAAATGGTAAGCGAAGCACTTGAGATGCCGGCCTTGGTCATAGAAAGAAACGATAAACCAAAAGACGTTACGTTCACGCTGGAAATGATACCAGAGATTGAAGTTTCAGAGCTTGGCTGGTCGGACGTTCGCACTCCCGATGGTGGGGGTGATGTGGTGAAAGGTCGCGAAAGACAATTGTTAGAAAGTTACCTTGCCAACATCTTAGGGGCAGAACAAGGACGAGGTTTGGATTCGCTACCACAACAGTTAGCCAAACTAAGTTCGTTCTATGAAAATCCTACGCAATACTTGGCACAAACAGAAAGCCGTTCTGAGCAGATTCAACAGGCGATTTCTCTTTTGGTGTTTTACAAGACACTCACCAAAATCATCGCTAATTTTAACGCATCATCGGCGGGGTTTAGCTTTGAATCATTCCTTGCTACGTTGCTGGATGGAGTGCAGGTGCCGGCTAATACGGGAACAATCGCCGACTTCTATGCAGGAGGAACAGATGGTGTTCCTGTTAGCTTGAAGCTTTATAATGAAAAGAGTGTTGAAGTTGGCGGCAGTTTTGTAGACTTAGTAGGCGATCTTGTAAACGATTCTAAAGATAATCGAATGACTTATCTGGTCGTCATGAAAAACCTCAAAGGCGGGAAGGATGATTTAAGTGGAAGTTTGACGTTCTATCAGTTTGATTTTACGTTAGATAACGTGATGAACATTCTAATGGACACCAAAGCATCTTCCCAAGCGTGCATTATATTGCCACTCACCGATGAAGGAGTCTCAGACATCGAAGCACCGGCAAGAATTCGTATAACACCTGAAGATGTACAGCAGAGATTTGCCGCGAATCTCGGCTCTCTCAGCAACTACGCTGACACTGTGGTGCAGAGCCCATACTTTCAATATGGTGAAGATGAGATGCTTGAGTTGGCCACTAGCTCCGGCACTCTTCGCACTTACAAGAACTTGAAGTCTCGCGCAAACCGCGAAAACATGGCACAGATTTTAAGAGCACTGCCAGGGCTAGAGCAGTTGACTGATGAGCAAATGCAGCAGTTAATCCTTCAAATTGGTGCTTCACTCAAACAGGCTATTGCTGATATTCAACAGTTGCGTATGGATCGTAAAGCCCAGATCGCTGACTTGCTTCCAAGTTTTAAAGGCATGAGAATACCGAAGGGAGCCGATAAGACCCAGCGCGCAAAGCTATCGGCAAATATTGGCGAAGCCGCTAGCGCAAGCCAAAAGTTTTACAACGAGATTGAAGATAAAGAGCGCAAAAAAGCTACGCTACTTAAAACAAACGGATACCTAAACGAGCTTCAATTCTCTATTAATAGAAGCGAGGTGTACGATCTAGCGCAACCAATGGCCAAATTAGAAATTGGACCGAAAGCGATCCAGCAAATGTTAAATGAAACTAGACAACTTCTTAATTCAGAGGTTTTTGCAATCTTTGAGTCTCTCCGCAATCTTTCGGATAACTTAAATGGCTTTTTTGCAACTGGGCTGGCGGATACCGACAAGGCTAACAATGCAATTGCCGATGCACAGAATATTGAGACACAAACAGAAAAAGCTAAATCAGATAAATAAACTTGACAACAAATTGTTTTGAGATTATAATATATAATATACAGGCGAGGTATAAATGAGTCGCGAATACGACGATAAACAAACATTACAACAGAAGATCATGAAAGGAGTCAACACTCTTGCAGACAATGTAGCTTCAACTCTCGGTCCACGAGGTAGGAATGTGTTGCTAAAAGAAAAAGATAAGGATCCATTCATCACAAAAGACGGAGTAACGGTGGCACAATTCGTTGAATTGTCAGATCCTTTTGAAGACGCCGCCGCACAGATTATTAAACAAGCAGCGGTGCAAACTAACAATGATGCTGGCGACGGTACGACGACAGCGACTGTTTTGGCGCGTGCTATATTACAAGAGTCACAACGCTATATTGCATCGGGAATATCTCCCATTGAATTACAAAGAGGAATCGAAATTGCAGTTAAAGAAGTTACAGAAAGTTTGTCTAAGATGTCTAAGCCAATTAAAAGCGCATCTGATGTGGCCCACATCGCTACTATCTCGGCTAATAACGACAGGTCAATTGGAGAGCTTATCTCTCTTGCTGTGGATCGCGTGGGACAAGACGGTTCTATTACAATTGAAGAGTCTCGCTCATTAGAAACATCGCTTGATGTGACAGAGGGCTTCAAGTTAAACTCTGGCTATTGTGCTGGTGCTTTCATCACCGATGAGCGCAGAGCAACCATGTACTATGAAGAACCTCTCATCTTTGTTACTGACCACAAGATTACCACTGTCGAGCCTATTTTACCACTCTTAGAGCTTGGTGCACGCGAAGGTCGACCTCTTGTTATAGTCGCAGAAGAAGTAGAGGGACAAGCGTTAGCTGCCATGATTATGAATGCAATGCGTGGCACTCTCAAGATTGCCGCAATCAAAGCGCCGTTCTATGGAGAAGAGCGCCGACACGCTTTAGAGGACTTGGCCTTGTCGGTAGGCGCTACGTTCATTACTAAAGAGAGTGGCGTTAAACTTAGTGAGGTAGAGATGTCGCACCTTGGAAGTGCTAAGTTTGTCGAGAGTACAAAATATGCATCTACGTTTGTAGGAGGTAGTGCTAACTTTGAGCTTATAGAACAAAGAATTGAAGCGTTAAAGAACGAGATCAAGGTAACTGATTCCATGAGTGAGTGCGAACGCATACAGGGTAGGGTCGTTAGATTGTCTTCCGGTGTTGCGGTTATCCGTGTTGGTGGCGCCACTGAAGTAGAAATGATTGAAAAGAAGCATCGAATCGAAGATGCACTATCAGCAGTGCACTCGGCCCAGCAAGAAGGTGTTGTTATTGGCGGTGGCGCTGCCCTGCTCAAAGCCTCTTATAGTATGGCAATCACCACAGACCGAAGCGATCAGGCTGTAGCTGCTAGTATCGTAAGAGAAGCCTGTAAAGCACCCATTCGTCAAATGTCTTTAAACGCGGGAGAATCACCAGATTTAATTATTAAAACAGTACAAGAAAGCAAAGCCTCAATGGGTTGGGACTTTAGAAATGGGGAGCTGTCTAATCTTTATACAAAAGGAATTATCGATCCTGTAAAGGTTACACGTACTGCTTTACAAAATGCTGCTAGTTGCGCAGGCACTCTTATAACTACTAATTATGGTATCATACAGACGGAGTAATATATGAATTTTGAAAAAGGTGACTTAGTATATGTGCCACAAGATGTGTTATTGTTCGGAGAGCAGAAGCGGTTTAGAACAAACAGACCCACGACTGCGGTCTTTATAGAAGAGGAAAAAGGGTTCACTTATAAAATCTTAGTAGGCTCTATTCCAATGTCAGTAAGACGCAACCACATTTATCCACTGAAGGGGTTGAGCCATGCTAGTTAAACTTACAGAAATTTGTAATAACGGCGCGGTTACTGCACGAACACAATTTATTTTGCGAGAGGTTTTTATTAATCCAGAGCACGTGATTATGATTCGCGAGGACAGTCGCATGCGTGAATTAAACGAGAGTGGCGAGATGAGCGTTAGAGGAACAGGAGAATTAAGTAAAAACCATCGATTCTCTAAATTAACTATCAATCGTGGGCATTCTGGCACTGAGATTGTTGTTGTGGGAGATCCCCATGTCGTTGAGTCTATGCTAAAGTCAAATTCAAAACAATTATTGAGAGGATAATATGAACAATGAGAGGATTTCAATCCAATACTCAATTCCTATGAAAGAATTGCCAGAAGAAGTAAGGCGCCTTTTAGGCAAAGTAAATGCTCAGATTGAACTTTTAAAAGAGTTTGAACTATGGAGAGAGACAGAAGACATTCTTTCACTGAGTACATTTCACGGCATTGATCAACTTAGGCGTAAGTTAGCATCAATAGACAGAACATGTGAAGACATAGGTGCTATTATCGAGGGATATGTAGAGTATACAGAAGCCAAAGAGCAAAAAACCCCCGAAGGAGAAGCTAAGGATGAAGCCTCTCTTTAAAGACCCTATAAGTGATTTTGGCAACCTGGCCCCAAGAATTCGTGAACTGATAAGAGATAGGGAGCCTCTAGAAAGTTGCCTCTTATATAATGCTGCCCTTGAAACTTCATTAGCAAACTATGGGCACTCTATCACAAGCCACACACTTCAGTATGTGGTTTATGAGTTTTGGACATGTCTTTTGCATGATGGAAAAAGAATTTATGATATCCTACATTCTGACAGTTTTCAATTTGATACGCCCCTCATACCCATCGTTCAGCAAGATTGGCCCACCTACTCAGATCCATTTGTTAGGGCTGCTTTTTTCTATGCCTTAGCAAGAGGCTCTGATGTTGGTCGACCATCTCGCGGCACGATTAATATAGATGAATTTAACCACACTGCCTCACGAAGATTGACTAATTTTAATGTTCCTAATTTCAAAGTGGAATGGAACCAGCAAGACAATTTAAATAAAACCCTACAACTGAACGAGCCCACAAAGCCCACTCTTTTAATACCCGCAGGAAAATACAGCTATAATTTAAATGACTATGGCAAAAACCGAGGACCAGAGGACACGATCTTTAATCATAAAGAGCTTGCGGCAGAACTGCTGTCAGCTAAAAGAAGATGGATTCTTCTTTACAAGAATCATCCACATGTTGTAAAAACTTACCAGCGTTCAAGTCGTATAATTCCAGTAGATATGCATGGTAACATCACTCACAAGAAAAAAGATTGCGCCGAGGTTATAATTGCTAACTTCTAAGATGCTGCTGGCTATGTCTTTGTTTGCGCTCGGCCAAACCCTCGCATGGTTTCAGATCAATAGTCAGTTTGTGTGGGAATGGTGGCGCCACCACCCACTTCTGGCAGTCGTATTGTATGGACTACCTACGGGTGTCTGTTTTTTATATGGTGTGCGCTTTGCTTACGAAGAGATGGGGCAGGTATGGGGTCCGCGATTTTTGATTTTCAGCATGTCGTATTTAACCTTTCCCATACTTACGTGGCACTTCTTAGGCGAGAGCATGTTTACCACTAAAACTATGATATGTGTAGCCTTGTCATTTCTAATCGTATTAGTGCAATTGTTTTGGAAATAGCAAACTATTTATAATGTTGGAGTTTATTTAATGAGTTATTCGACTGATAAGTGGTTTCAATATCTTAACGAAGATATTAGAATGTTAGAAGAGGGATTAAGAGACATCGGTCTACCCGAGCAAGTAATAGATTTTATTGAATCATCATTACACAGTTCATCCGAAAGCGCAAAGACTTGGATGGGACACATGTGGAAGAAAACATATCTGCATCAATTTGTTCGCCCAAGCAACCGTATACAGAAGTTTCGGTTTGATACGATGGAGCCGCTACTGTCGGCCCTTGACTATTACACAGGGGGCGCAAAGGAAGAGGATATAAATCCCCCACTACCAAAGGTGGAATTTGAAAGCCTCCTAAGAGAAGGGGAAGAATGGACCGCCGAGAAATCTGAACGCACAAAGTTTGTGCTCAAGAACATAAACAACGTACTGAAAGATCAGGCTCTTGGCAAATGGCCAAAGGCTTTCAAAAAGGCGTTAAAGAATTTAAGCAAGATGGGTTTGAATAGCAAAACTGTAGAATTTGTGAGAGAGGTGCTACAGAACGCTACAGAACAAGCATGGAAACAATTTCACAGCCGTTATCGCGATACGTTCGTATTGCTCAATTTGCACCCTGACAACATTAGGTTGCTCCAAAAGTATGACTCTATGCTGAGTGCTGATAATGCCGCCGAACAAGAACTAC